CCTCAAAAATTCCCCGGGGGTAAATTTATATTTTCGGTTTTCGGATAGTATTTAGACGAGCCTATAAGGTTATAACATCTGAGCTGATAAAGTTTCATATCGTTCATTTTTCCTCTCCTTTCAAATGATATTCCGTTATACCTTGTAGGCTCCTTTAAATACTATCCGAAGCCGGAAAACTTTTAAGTTTTTTGCAAAGGATGGTGGTAATGTTGAGCCATACACACCCTATGTCGGATCCAGATGCTATTTTTACAATAGATCCAACAACACGAGTAATATCTACAAATGTTAAAAAGATTGTATTGATGCGATATGATCATAATTCGGAGATATTTACATTTAGCATTCCTCAGTTCGTAGAAGGTCATGACATGAGTTTGTGTAATAAAATCGAAATACATTACACAAATATTAATAAACGAACAAGAGAGCAAAGTAATGATGTTTATCCGGTTACAGATAATCTAGTATTCACTTGGTTATTATCTGGTAATGCTACTAAGTATCCTGGAAGCCTAAACTTTATTGTAAGATTCGAATGCGTAGAAGATGATGGTTCTATCTCATACATGTGGCATACCGATATATTTAAGAACGTAACGGTATCCGACGGAATTAGTAATACAGAATCTGTAATTGAAGATTACTCTGATATTTTGGAACAATGGAAAAGCGAACTTGTCGAGACATGCACAGATTATACTAATATTACAAATGCGCCTGTTAAATATTTAAAGAGCCCAGATGTAAATGGAAACTATATAATTCTAAGAGATCTTGACAGCGGTACTTATATTTTAGATGGAGCTTTCTATTTATTTAAAACCGATACTGCTAGTCAAGCAGCAAACTTCAAATGGAACTTTCCAGTTATAATAGGTAGAACTACAGACAAGACATACGTTCAAGTTTTGTATCCTCCAAGAAATACAATTCAGTATGTAGAAATTACAGATGACGGATTTTATCAGAATAATGTTAATCTTGAAATAGAATTTGATAATCTTAGAAGTGAAATTCCAGATGTCCCGGAATGGGCGATGGCAGAAACTAAACCGACATATACCGCAGAAGAAGTTGGAGCAATGCCCGCTGACGCTTCCGTTGTTAAATCGGTAAATGGAATTGTTCCGGATGAATCTGGTAATGTTGAAATTGGAGTTGACGATTCTTCCCTCGGCATCACGGGCGCAGCGGTCGGGCAGATTGCCAGAATCACCGCCGTGGATAGCGACGGCAAGCCAACAGCGTGGGAGCCGGTGGATATTTCTACGCCAACTAAATTATCAGAATTAGATAATGATTTATTCTACTATAATACAGAAGAAGTATTAAATCTTTTACCTGGTGATTTTACAGACAATATATATACCATAGAAAAATTGCCATGGATTTCTAGTTATGATGACTATGATTTTGAGATTAAAGTAGGAGATAATATATATCGCAAAACAGATTTAGAACAAATAACTGATAAGACGGATCTTTCATTCTTGTCATACGTTTCATACGGATATATAGATATATTTACCAATAACGATTTCGAGATTGATATTCTAAATGGTATTGACTTTGATACTCTTGAAGAAAGCAATATGTTAACTATTGGTATTTATTCCGAATTAGTTTTCGACTATTTTAAGTTATTAAAAGTTTCAGCAAAATATCTTGACGATAAATTATCATCAAATATATTAAGAAAAAGTAGTATAGAAAAATTTACTAATGTAGATCTTTGTCTAGATTTTAGCGAACAGTATAGGATATTCACTCCATCTGAATTTTTTATAAGAATACACGATTTTTTATTAAATATAAATTCTGATAAAAATGAATATACGGAAACATTCACCGAACAAATCGATGTTGAAGTATTTAACAAATTTTTTGAAATTCTATCTAATAAACCATCATATGCAAGAGTACACGGTAGTCAAATTTATAATGTAAAAACAGGAATATTGTTTTCAGCTTCAGGACCAGAACGAAACTTTAGTTTTTATACAATTTATTATTCTATAAACTATAATACTACCGGCGTTATAAGTTCTATATACGAATATTATCATTATGTACAGGCAATATATAATACGGAAACAAACGAAATATCGATTAAATTTAATTCAATAAAAGTATAATATTTATCCCACAAGAAAGGAGACGGCAGTAATTGGCCAAAGTTAAAAACTCTGATCAAGAAACCAAAAGAAGAATCAGACCAGCTTTAACCCCAGAGGCAAGAGAAAACCAAATGATAGCTCTTGCAGTCGATTTAGCAGAAAAGCAACTTATGGAAGGCACTGCCTCTTCTCAAGTTATAACACACTATCTTAAACTCGGTTCTACTAAAGAAAGAATTGAAAAAGAAATCCTTGAAAAGCAGAAAGAGCTTATTGCTGCTAAGACCGAAAATCTTAAATCGGCTAAACGAATCGAAGAACTATATGCCGAAGCTATTAATGCTATGAGAAGGTATAGCGGACATGGTGATGAAAATGAAGAATATTAAAACGTATTCCGAACTCATTACTCTTCCAACTTTTAAAGAACGCTATAAGTATCTTCAATTATCTGGAGCGGTTGGCGAAGAAACATTTGGTTTCGATAGATACGTAAACCAAAAATTTTATAGGTCTCAAGAATGGAAACGAGTTAGAGATTTTGTGATTATTCGAGATAATGGATGTGACTTAGGAGTCGAAGGGTATGACATACATGGAAAAATTCTGATTCATCATATGAATCCTATACGGATCGATGATATCAGATTTTTAACCGAGTATCTTATGAATCCGGAGTATCTCATATCGACCACTTTGTCGACTCACAACGCTATCCATTATGGCGATGAGAGTTTGCTTATGGCAGAGCCTATTAAGCGAACTCCAAATGACACTTGCCCTTGGAAACATTAATTTAAAGGAGGAAAATTCAAAATGGTTGCTCAGTTTATTAACGAGTATGGTACTAACATTCTTTACGCTATCATCACAGCTATTGCTGGTGGCATCGCCATCGTTGTGAAGAACCTCTACAAGAAGTATGTCGATGATCAGACCAAAAAGTCTGTTGTAAAGACTGTTGTCCAGGGAATCGAGCAGATGTATAAGGATCTTCATGGCGAAGAGAAACTTAACGCTGCTCTTGAAAACGCTTCCGAAATGCTCTCGCTTAAAGGTATTTCTGTTTCCGAGTTTGAACTTCGGATGCTTATTGAAGCTGCCGTAGGCGAGTTTAACGATGTATTTAACAAAACTGAAAAAGAGACGACTGAGGAAGCGGCCAACTAAATTATAATAAGGAGGCTTTAATCATGAGTTGTTATGTTGAAAGTGTTATTAAGATAGCACGAGCCGAAAAAGGTTATCTAGAGAAAGCCAGCAACAAAGATCTTGACAGTAAAACCGGTAACGCCGGAAATAAGAATTATACCAAGTATGCCCGGGACCTCGACAGCGTTCCGGGTTTTTATAATGGTCGAAAGAATGGATATGCATGGTGTGACGTATTTGTAGACTGGTGCTTCTACAAAGCTTACGGCGTCGACAATGCTAAGAAACTTCTGTGCCAGCCTGATAAATCTCTTGGCGCTGGTTGTGAGTATTCTATGCGCTACTACAAAAACAAAGGTCAATTCTATACGAAACCTTGTGCTGGAGATCAGATCTTCTTCAAAGATTCCAGCGGTGCAATCGTTCATACAGGACTTGTGTACAATGTTGATAAAACCTATGTTTACACTGTAGAAGGCAATACTTCTTCTGAATCCGGAGTAGTCGCGAATGGCGGATGTGTTCGTGAAAAGAAATACAAACTTTCTTACAATAGAATTGCCGGTTATGGCCGACCTAAGTATGACGTAAAGCCGGTTGAAAAGCCTACCGAGAAACCCGCAACAAAGTCTGTAAAAGTCGGAGACATTGTACAGTTTACTGGCACAAAACATTATACAAATGCTAACGCAACCAAAGGAAGTACATGTAAACCCGGTAAAGCTAAGGTAACCGCGACATATAACGGAAAGCATCCGTACCATTGTGTTCGAGTTTCCGGCGGAGGTTCGACTGTTTATGGTTGGGTTGATGCCAAAGACATCGGAGCGGCTGCTCCAGAGAAAACCACTACGACTAATGCCAACTATCAGTGCGTTCATTGCGTTGTAAAAGGAGATAGTCTGTGGGGACTTGCCATTAAGTATCTTGGCGGAGGAGCTAGATACAAAGAAATCATGAAGCTCAACAATAAAAAGAGCATTGTGTTAACGGTAGGCGAAAAACTTAAAATTCCTAAGAAGTAAGGAGGTGCTCATATGTCCAAGAAAGACTATACAAAGTTTTCTGCTCCTAATCATAAGGAGAGACCTGAGAAAATTCAAAATGGAATTTCCGAAACTAAAACCGCGGCTGTTCCTGAGCAACAGCCAACGCCTAAAGTTGTCGAGACTCCTAAGAAGGAGACTCCGAAACCTGTTATTGGCGTTGTAACGAATTGTCTTCAACTTAGAGTTCGTAAGAATCCTAGTACAGAAGCAGATATTATTTGCGAGATTCCTTGCTTGACTGAACTTTCTATCGATAAGAAAGAATCTACTGAGGATTTCTATAAAGTGAGCACTCCCGATGGTGTTCATGGTTTTTGTATGAAGAAGTTTGTTGTTATTCGTAAGGAACAATAAAGAGGTGTCAACATGGAGAGTATATTGACATCGATTAAAAAACTTCTCGGGATTGCTGAAGATTATGAGCATTTCGATACTGATCTCATTATACATATAAACTCCGTGTTTTCAATTCTTACTCAGCTTGGAGTCGGCCCTTCAGAAGGCTTTTTCATAACTGATAAGTATGCTGTTTGGGACGACTTCCTTGCTGAGAATACTAAGATTGAGCTTGCGAAAACATATGTGTATTTGAAGGTCAAGATGATTTTTGATCCTCCGCAAAGTTCTGCTGTGATTGATGCTATGAATAGAACAATCAGCGAACTTGAATGGAGACTTAATGTTTCTGTTGATCCTGGCGAATCCACAAGTGAGGAGGGATCTTAATGTGGGAATACAACCAGACCGACCTTTATCACCATGGAATTCTTGGTATGAAGTGGGGCGTTCGTCGATATCAGAATAAAGATGGGACGCTTACGAGAGCGGGGCAAAAAAGATATAATCAAGAAATGTCTAAAATTAAAGAAGAGAAAAAAATTTTAGACAATAAAGCGAAAACAAAAGCCAAACTGGATAAGTTGGATTCCGCTAAAAAAGAACTGTCTGATCGTAAATCTGCTCTCGACGATAAAAATAAGTCTAAAACAAAAAATGATGATCAAGATCAATCCAAATCAAAAGCGAAGAAGAGTCCTTTGGAGGATATGGATGATCAGACATTAAAGAAAAACGTCGACCGTCTTCGAATGGAAAACGATTACATCAATTTTAGCAAAAATGTATATCGAACTGATCCTAATCAAGATTTGAGAGATAAGATCGATAGAATTAAATTAGAGAGAGAACTTAAAAACCTGCAAGCAGAAGATATTTCTGCTGGAAAGAAATTTGTTCAGCATGTTGCAAATAAAATTATAGTTCCGGCTGCGACAGAAGCGGGTAAGAAATTTATGACCCAATTGTTTACATCCGGTGCGGATAAACTCAGTAATAGGATTATAAAAGAATCAACTGATGCCATTAAAAAAACGACAGCAGGAACTGCCAAAGATGTAAAAAAAGCAGTCGAGAAAACAAAAGCCAAAAATGATAAAAGTGGTGGCAAGTAATGTCGTTATCGAATACTGCCACACCTAAATATTACGGCATGTTTCGTGATGCTGTTATGCGAGGAGAAATACCAGTATGTGAAACTGTCTCTATGGAAATGAATAGAATAGATTCACTTATTGCTGACCCTGGTGTTTGGTATGACGATCAAGCTATCCAGGGTTTTATTGATTTTTGCGAGAATGAATTGACACTTACTGATGGCGAAGAACTTCGTCTACTTGATTCTTTTAAACTATGGGCTGAACAAATATTTGGTTGGTATTATTTCGTTAAAAGAAGCGTATATGTACCATCTAAAGATGGTCATGGCGGTCATTACGAGAATCGTTCTATTAAGAAACGACTAATAAACAAACAGTATTTGATTGTTGGTCGAGGAGCAGCAAAATCGATGTATGCGTCATGCATTCAAGCTTTCTTTTTAAACTGTAATACAGATACTACTCAGCAATCAACTACAGCTCCGACAATTAGACAAGCCGATGAGGTTTTATCTCCGATTCGAACTGCTATAGCCAGATCAAGAGGACCATTGTTTAAGTTTCTTACAGAAGGTTCTTTACAAAATACGACTGGATCTAAGGCGGACCGTGTCAAATTAGCCAGTACCAAAAAAGGAATTCAGAATTTTTTAACCAATTCCTTATTGGAAATAGTCCCAATGAGTATTGATAAATACCAAGGACGAAGAGATAAGATAGTAACGGTTGATGAATGGTTATCCGGAGATGTAAGAGAAGATGTTGTTGGCGCAGCAGCTCAAGGCGCATCGAAGAATGAAGACTATCTTATTCTAGCTATTAGTTCGGAAGGTACTGTCCGAAACGGAAGTGGCGATACAATCAAAATGGAATTGGCCACTATTCTTAAAGGCGATTATCCCGACATACACACATCCATTTGGTGGTATAAACTTGATTCGATCGACGAAGTAAACAATCCCGATATGTGGTTAAAAGCAAATCCGAATCTTGGTAAAACAGTTAGTTATGAGACATATCAATTGGAAGTCGAAAGAGCAGAAAATGCTCCTGCTACAAGAAATGATACGTTGGCTAAGAGGTTTGGAATACCAACAGAAGGATGCACGTACTACTTTACTTATGAAGAAACTCTTCCTCATAAGAAACGGGACTATTGGAATATGCCATGTTCAATGGGAGCGGATCTTTCACAAGGTGATGACTTCTGTGCATTTACATTTTTGTTTCCATTACCTGGCGGAGCTTTTGGAGTTAAAACTAGAAACTACATAACCGAATACACTCTTATGAAATTACCATCTGCTATGAGAGTTAAATATGAACAGTTTATAAATGAAGGTAGTTTGATGGTCATGCCAGGTACTGTTCTCGACATGACGCAAGTGTATGAAGATGTAGATAACCACATAACTCAATGCGAGTATGATGTTAGATGTTTTGGCTTTGATCCATATAATGCTAGAGAATTTGTCGAGCGATGGGAAAGAGAAAATGGTCCTTTTGGTATTGAAAAAGTAATACAGGGTGCTAAAACAGAATCTGTTCCTCTTGGCGAAATTAAAAAGCTTGCCGAAGAAAGAATGCTGTTGTTCGATGAAGAACTGATGACTTTTACAATGGGTAACTGTATCACTTTAGAGGATACTAATGGAAACCGGAAATTGTTTAAGAAACGGTACGATCAGAAGATTGATGCCGTGGCTGCCATGCTCGATGCATATGTAGCTTACAAACTTAACAAAGATGCTTTTGAATAATTAAGGAGATGATATCAATGGCGTGTAAAGGTAAGGGTAAGGGCAAAGGCAAGAGTAAAGGAAAAGGTAAAGGCTGAAAAAATAATTTTAACTAGTTATTATAGTTCGGGAGGTGATAACACTAAATGGGTATAGGAGAAAGATTACAGTATGCTTGGAATGCATTTATAAACAACAGAGATCCTACGATAAAATACCAAAATACTGGTGAAAGTTATTATTATCGTCCCGATCGTCCCAGATTTACTAGAGGGAATGAAAGGTCGATTGTTACTTCTGTATTTAACAGAATTGCATTAGATGTTTCGGCAATAAGTATTCAGCATGTTCGTTTGGACAAAAATGGTCGTTTTCTGTCCACAATAGATTCTGGATTAAATAATTGTCTGACTTTAAGCGCTAATACCGATCAAACAGGAAGAGCCTTTATTCAAGATGCGGTAATGTCGATGCTTGACGAAGGATGCGTGGCCATTGTTCCGACGGATACATCCGATGATCCGAATTTAACAGATTCATATGATATCGGAAGAATGCGTGTCGGTAAAATTACCGAATGGCGTCCTCAGCATGTTAAAGTAAATCTTTACAATGAGCGAACCGGTCGAAAAGAAGATATTCTATTTTTAAAGAAAACCGTTGCGATTGTAGAAAATCCTCTATATGCGGTTATGAACGAACCTAACTCGACCATGCAGCGTTTGATAAGAAAACTTAGTCTATTGGATGTAACCGATGAACAGACTGCCTCCGGTAAATTGGATTTGATTATTCAGCTTCCTTATGTAATTAAAACCGAAGCTAGACGCCAGCAAGCGGATCAGAGAAGAAAAGATATCGAAATGCAATTAGCTGGTTCGAAATATGGAATCGCTTACACGGATGGAACCGAGCGAATCACGCAATTGAATCGTCCAGTAGAAAACAATTTAATGAAGCAGATTGAATATTTGACGAATATGCTTTATAGCCAACTTGGTATAACACAGACGATTCTCGATGGAACTGCCGACGATAAAACGATGCTGAACTATTATAGTAGAACAATTGAGCCCATTGTTTCTGCAATTGTCGACGAGATGAAGCGAAAATTCCTAACTAAAACCGCTCGTTCTCAACGACAGTCTATTCAATTCTTTAGAGATCCGTTTAAGCTTGTTCCTGTTAATGATATTTCTGAAATCGCCGATAAGTTTACTCGTAATGAGATTATGACCTCTAATGAAATTAGGCAGATCGTCGGAATGAAACCGTCAGACGATCCTAAAGCTGACGAACTTAGAAATAGTAATATCTCTCAATCAAAAGAAGAAGTTTCTAAATTACCTAATAAATCCGAAGAAGGAGGAGAAAGTCAAAATGGAAACGTTTGATTTTAGTGGATGGGCGACCAAAGCCAATCTTAAATGCTCCGATGGCAGAACAATCCTGAAAGACGCATTTAAAGATAATGACGGGCAGACAGTACCGCTGGTTTGGAACCATCAGCATAACGATCCACTCAATGTTCTTGGGCATGCTATTCTGGAAAACCGAGATGAAGGCGTTTACGCCTATTGCAAATTTAATGAAACCGAATCCGGGCAAAATGCCAAACTTCTGGTTGAGCATGGCGACGTTTCTGCGTTGTCAATTTATGCAAACCAACTTAAACAGCAAGGAAATAATGTACTTCATGGCGCTATCCGTGAAGTAAGTCTTGTTCTTGCTGGCGCTAATCCTGGCGCGTTTATTGATTCGATCATTAAGCACGGTGAAGAATCCGAAGAGGAAGCAATCATCTATACTGGAGAAGACATATCGCTATTCCATTCGGAAGATGACGAATCCGCAGAAGATTCCGAACTGTCCCATGCTGATGATAAAAAAGGAGATGGTAAAGTGGCAGATGAGAGTAAGACTGTAGAAAGTGATGAAACCATTGCTGACGTGTTTAACACACTTAGCGAAAAACAAAAGGACGCCGTATATGCTATTATTGGTCAGGCATTGAATGATATGCCTGATGATGACGAAAACGATATGAATGATTCTGAAGGAGGAAATGATAACATGAAACACAATGTATTTGATCAGGATACCAAGGAGCAGGAGAATGTTCTGAGCCACGATGCTATGGACGCTATTATCTCCGACGCGAAACGTTATGGTAGCATGAAAGAGAGTTTTCTTGCTCATGCAGACACTTATGGAATTAATGATGTCGAGTATCTGTTCCCTGAGGCTAAGTCTCTGAATACTCCGCCTGAGTTTATCAAGCGTGAGATGGGCTGGGTTTCTAAGGTTATGAACGGCGTTCATCATACCCCGTTCTCTCGTATCAAGTCCATGTTTGCTGATATTACCGAGGACGATGCTCGTGCGAAAGGTTATATCAAAGGTAAGCTGAAGAAGGAGGAAGTGTTCTCGCTGTTGAAGCGTACGACTACTCCGACTACCATTTATAAGAAACAGAAGATGGATCGTGACGATGTCAATGATATCATCGACTTTGACGTCATTGCTTGGCTGAAGACTGAGATGCGTATGATGCTGGATGAGGAAATTGCTCGTGCCATTCTGGTTGGCGACGGCCGTCTGTCTTCTAGCGACGACAAGATCAATGAGCAGAATATTCGCCCGATTTGGAAGGACGAGGATCTGTACACGATTAAGAGTCTGATTACGGTTCCGACTGGTGGTAATCTTGCCGAGGAATTTATTGATCAGGCCGTTCGTGCCATGAAGGATTATAAGGGTTCTGGTTCTCCGGTTGCGTTTATGACTGATGATATGCTCACTGAGTGTCTGCTTCTGAAGGATACCAACAAGCATCGTCTGTACAAGAACGCGGACGAAGTTGCTACTGCCATGCGTGTTAGCAGCATCGTTACTGTTCCTGTGATGGAGGGTCTTACTCGTACTTCTGGTTCCGATACGCTTGAATTGAAGGCGCTTATTGTCAACCTGAATGACTATAATGTTGGCGCGGACAAGGGCGGCGCTATTAATATGTTTGACGACTTCGATATCGATTATAACCAGCAGAAGTATCTTATCGAGACTCGTTGCTCTGGCGCTCTGACTAAGCCTTATTCTGCAATTGCTCTGGAAGTTAAGACTACGGCTTCTGCTGGCTAATTAACTGAGGAGAAAATTCAAAATGGGTAAGTGGTTCGGAGTAATAGGTTATGCTGAAACGGTGGAAACAGTGCCTGGTGTATGGAAAGAACAAATTATTGAACGTAATTATTACGGTGATTTGACTCGAAACTCACGTCGGCTTCAAACCGCCGATAAAGTTAATGACGATATTAATATTTCAAATGTATTAAGCATCGTATCCGATCCATATGCCATGAACAATTTTCACTCAATGCGTTATGCGGAGTTTATGGGTTCGAAATGGAAGATTACTAATGTTGAAGTTTCGTATCCTAGACTAATACTGACGTTAGGGGGTGTCTGGAATGGGTAATAGACTCGAACTTCATGAAGTTTTCTGTAATATTTTGGGGTCTAGGAATGCCTATTTCCAGCCTCCTGCGTCAGTAAAAATGAATTATCCAGCTATTAAATATTCTCTTTACAATATAGAGAATAATAATGCGGATGATCTTGCATATAAGCGATCAAAAGCTTATGAAGTGATTTTAATTGATTACGATCCGGATAGTTCGTATGTAGACAAAATATCGCAATTACCATATTGCCGATTTGATCGATATTATCCGGCAGATAATCTAAATCACTATGTATTTACATTATACTATTAAAGGAGGACAAAAATATGTCTAAAATTGTTTGGGACAAGACCGGCGAACGTTTTTATGAAACTGGTGTAAAGTACGGTGTTCTGTATATTCCCACCGATGGCGTTTATTCTAAAGGCGTAGCCTGGAATGGTCTTACTGCTGTTACGGAGAGCCCTTCTGGTGCTGAGGCCACTCCTCTTTATGCAGATGACACTAAGTATTTGAATCTTATGTCGAATGAGGAATTCGGAGCTACTATCGAGGCGTATACTTATCCCGATGAGTTTGCCGAGTGTGATGGTTCTGCATCGATTGCTACTGGTGTAACGATTGGTCAGCAGTCTCGTAAGACTTTCGGACTGTGCTATCGCACGACGCTTGGTAACGATACGGACGGTAACGATCATGGCTATAAACTTCATCTTATTTATGGTGCTCTGGCGTCTCCTTCTGAGAAAGGATACTCTACTATTAATGATAGCCCGGAAGCGATTACTTTCTCTTGGGAGGTTACCACCACTCCCGTTTCCGTAACAGGTTTCAAGCCGACCGCGTCTATTACCATTGATTCTACTAAAGCTAATGCCGAGAAGTTGACTGCTCTGGAAAAGATTTTGTATGGCAGCGACGATGAGCCTGCTACCGAGCCTAGACTTCCTCTTCCTGATGAGATCGCTAGCCTCATGGAAGCGGCTGGTTGATCAATAATCTAAACATGTAAATCTTGGACCGTATTCAGTTAGGCTGGCGGTCCTTCTTTTTTTTTTATTTGAAAGGAGATAATTAACAATGATTAAAAAGACCGTTACTTATACCGACTACAATTTGGTTGAGCGTACTGAGGATTTCTATTTCAATCTCACAAAAGCCGAAGTTATGGAAATGGAAATGAGCACAACAGGAGGTTTGGCAGAAGCAATTCAGAAGATTGTTGCTGCACAGGATGCCCCCGCGATTATTAAGATTTTTAAGGATTTGGTGCTGAAAGCTTATGGCGAAAAGAGTCCCGACGGAAGACGTTTTATCAAATCTGATGAAATTTCGACCGCGTTCTCTCAAACGGAGGCTTATTCTCAGATCTTCATGGAGCTGGCCACGGACGCCGATGCCGCTGCAAAATTTGTGAATGGAATTGTTCCTGCTGATATGGCGAAACAGCTCGCGTCGTCTAGCGTAACCAATATTGGTAAATAAACAAGAAAATAATAGGAGGTGAGAGAAATGCTCCAAATAACAATACCTGCTTCGGAGCAATGGGATGAACAAAAACAAGAATTTGTTAATACGAAAGAGCAGACATTGCAATTGGAGCATTCTCTCGTCTCTCTTTCAAAATGGGAATCTAAGTGGTGTAAGCCATTTCTCACTAAAGTAGAGAAGACTTACGAAGAGACTCTCGATTATATAAAATGCATGACCATTACGCAAAACGTTAATCCTGATGTATACAATAATCTCACGAGAGAAAACATTGAGAAAATAAACGATTATATAGCTGCTCCAATGACAGCAACGTTTATATCAGATGACAAAAACGGAAAAGGTAGTAACGAAGTAGTTACTTCGGAACTAATTTATTATTGGATGATAGCTTTACAGATACCATCCGAATACCAGAAATGGCATTTAAATCGTCTTCTTACTCTTATTAAGGTTTGCAATATTAAGAACGCGCCACCTAAAAAGAGAAGCAAAAGAGAAATTATGAGTCGAAATGCGGCTTTAAATGCTGCTCGTAGGCAGCAGTATAATACAAGAGGATAAATTCTGAAAGGACGGATCAAACGTGATAAGTTTCAGACAAAAGGGCGACTTCTCAAAATTGACACGTTTTTTAGAAAGAGCTAAAGAGACAGTTCGTCTTGGAGATCTCGATAAATATGGTCGAGAAGGTGTGGCTGCCCTTTCGTCTGCAACACCTGTCGATTCCGGACTAACGGCTGATTCATGGTATTACAAAATAGATAATAAAAATGGATCAGCAAAAATTTCTTTTTATAATTCGAACATTCAAGACGGAGTTCCAATAGCCATAATTTTGCAATATGGACACGGAACTGGAACTGGCGGATGGGTAGAGGGTAGAGATTATATAAACCCTGCTATTCAACCCATTTTTGACAAAATTGCAAATGATGCGTGGAGGGAGGTTACTAAACTATGAGTAAACAAGTTGACGAAAGAGTAGTATCGATGCAGTTTGATAATAAACATTTCGAACGCAACGTTTCTACTACGATGTCCACTCTCGACAAATTAAAGCAAAAGTTAAATTTTTCGGGCGCTTCTAAAGGTTTAGAAAATGTAAGTACCGCTGCCAAAAACGTAAACATGTCTGGTTTAGGTAATGCGGTTGAGACCGTTCGTACTAAATTTTCGGCACTTGAAGTCATGGGAGTAACCGCCCTCGCCAATATTACTAATTCCGCTGTAAATGCTGGAAAACAATTAATAAAATCATTAAGCATTGACCAGCTAAGTGCCGGTTGGAATAAATATGAGCAAAAAACAGCTTCTGTTCAGTCACTTGTTAATTCCACAGGAAAATCAGTAGATGAAATAAATGAGTATCTGAATAAACTAATGTGGTATTCAGATGAAACTAGTTATGGTTTCACTGATATGACAAGTGCATTAGCAACAATGGTATCTTCTGGCGGAGATATTAATAAGCTGATACCAATGATTGAAGGCGTTGCTAATGCTACTGCGTTTGCTGGTAAAGGCGCCGGAGAATTCAGTAGAATCATGCAGTATGCTATTAACCAGGCATATTCACTCGGATATATGCAGGTTCAGGACTGGAAATCTATCGAAGGTGCGACAATTAACTCCAAACAATTAATAGAACAATTAATAAAAGCTGGCGAAGAACTTGGCAAAATTGAAAAAGGCACTGTAACCATTGAAAATTTTAGAAATACATTAAAAGATAAATGGCTTGATAAAGAAGTAATGGAAAAAGGCTTTGGAGCATTTTCCAAAGTAACAGAAGAAATATATAAAGGAATCCAGGATGGAACCTTTGAGAATTACGCGGATGGCCTTGCTAAAATAGGAAACAAGTACGGAGAACTTGCACAAAGAGCCGCCGCCTCATCTCAGGAAGCTAAATCTTTTACGGAAGCTATCGACGCTACTAAAGACGCAGTTAGCTCCGGATGGATGAAAACATTTGAAATCATATTCGGTAATTACGAGCAAGCTAAACAATTATGGACGGATGTTGCTAATACACTGTGGGATTTATTTGCTTCCAGATCAGAATCTAGAAATAATTTACTCGAAATGGCTTTAGGTTCTCCTTCATCTAATGCCTGGGAAAAATTTTCGGATAAAATCAAAGAAGCTGGAATCTCGATTGAAGATTTCCAAGCAAAATTAAAAGAGACTGCTAGTGAACATGGAGTATCATTAGACGATTTAATTTCTGAATACGGATCTTTACAGAAAGCAATCGGTTCTGGAAAAATTTCCACAGAGATGATTATCGAAACGATAAAGAAATTTTCTAAAGTAACCGAAGGATCTACTGAAGCGTTAAAAGAAGAAGACAAATATATTGTAAAAAAAGGCGACAATCTTACAAAAATAGCTCGCAAATATGGAACAACTTGGCGAGAAATTTATGAGTTGAATAAGGATCAAATAAAAGATCCGCACTGGATATTTCCAGATCAGATATTTAAACTTCCAGATGCTCAACTTAAAAGTATAGGATATACAGAAGAGCAAATAAAAGCTATTAGGGAATTAGGCGAACAGGCCGAAAAAACAGGCACGCCTATTAATGAGTTAGTTGAAGCCTTAGTCGAAATGGAAAAACCAAGCGGTAGAGATTTATTAATAGATACATTTAAAAATCTTAAAGATACTGTTATGGGAGTTGCCTCAGCAATAAAAGAAGCCTGGCAAAATATATTCCCTCCAAAAACAATAGAAGAACGATCGGCTAAATTATATGGTCTTATAGAAGGTCTGAACGAATTTTCTAAGAAATTAAAAGTAGACGATGACGTTGCTAAAAAACTCAAACGAACTTTTAAAGGTCTATTTGCAATTCTTGATATTATTAAAACGGTTGTTGGCGGTCCTTTGTCAATAGCATTTAAATTAATATCGCAACTTCTTTCCGCATTTGATCTAAATATTTTAGATGTAACAGCGGTTATTGGAGATGCTATTGTTAAATTTAGAGATTGGATAAAATCAACTCTGGATTTCACAGAAATATTTAAAACAATAGTTCCACACGTAAAAAATGCTATAAAAGTTATTAAAGAATGGATATCCGCTATAAAAGATTCGGATTTCTATAAAGCTGGTAAAAATATATTACAAGGTTTAATAAACGGCTTGAAAAATGGAGCACAAAATGTTTGGGACTTCATAGTTAATATTGCTGAACAGCTTATAGAAAAATTTAAAAATGTATTAGGAATCCATTCTCCTTCAAAAGTGTTTTTCGCTATAGGCGGATTCATAATTTCTGGTTTATTACTTGGCATTACAAATGCGTTTCCTAAAGTTGGAGAAACCATAAAAGAAAAATTCAATGGTATAATCGAATTTCTAAAAGGAATCGATTGGGGAAGCATATTTACTGGCGGAGTAATTTTAGGAACTCTTTGGGTTGGAAATAAAATGTCCAATGCTCTAAACGCATTTTCTGCTCCATTTGAAGGTCTTAGCGAAATATTTTCAGGCGTAGGAAAAGTTCTTAATAAATCGGCAAAAGGCATAGGAAAAATTCTAAAAAATACTGCAAAAGTTGTTAAGAGTTTTTCAAAGGTTATGAATTCCATTTCTTTCTCTATAAAAGCGAAAGCCGTAAAAGATTTAGCTACATCGTTATTAATATTGGTAGGAGCAATAATAGTATTAACATTTATAGATCCTAAAAAATTATGGATATCGGTTGGAGTAGTCGCTGCTCTTGCTGCTATATTAGTTGCTCTTAGTTTCGCTACTGAAAAAATGTCAAAAACATCTGCCATAATCGATAAAAATGGAGCCAAAATAAACGGCTTTAAAAATGGTCTTATGACTATTGCAGCATCATTGTTAATTGTTGCTTTGGCAGTTAAAATGATCGGTTCATTAAACCAACAGCAAGCGATTCAAGGATTTGTCGGATTAATAGCAATTGCTGGAGCAATGGTCGGACTTATGGAAGCTACCAAATTAATATCGGGAAGTAAAAATGTGGATAAAATAGGTCCTACTCTAATTAAATTATCCGCAGCTCTATTAATAATGGTATTGGTTGCTAAATTAGCTGGATCAATGTCTAAAGATCAATTGATCCAAGGAACATTGGCCATTGTTGCTTTTAGTGGTATAATAGTCGGATTAATGGCCGCCACTAAACTTATATCTGGTAGTAAAAATGTAGATGGCATAGGAAAAACCATATTTAAAATAGCCGGAGCTATATTGATAATGATTATAGTAGCTAAATTAGCTGCTAGTATGTCGGTAGAAGATCTTACAAAAGGTACGTTAGCTATAATAGCTTTTAGTGGTATAATAGTCGGATTAATGGCCGCCACTAAACTTATATCTGGTAGTAAAAATGTAGATAAAATTGGAAAAACTATTTTAATGGTATCGGTCGCCATAGGAATACTAGCTGGTATAGCCGTACTATTAAGTTTCATAGAAACTGAAAATCTCGTAAAAGGCATAACAGCAGTTGGCATACTCGGAATTATAGTTGCGGGTTTGATGTTTGTAACCAAATATGCTAAAAATTGTACTGGTAATTTAGTAGCAATGTCTGTTGCAATAGGTATTATGGCACTTTCTATAGCTGCTTTGTCGTTTATAGATCCTAATAAATTAGCAGGAGCTACAATAGCAATTGGTTCTTTGATGGGCATATTCGCTCTTATGATAAAAGCTAGCAAGAATGCTACAAAGGCTATGGGTGGCATAATCGCTATGACTGTTGCGATAGCTGTTATGGCAGGAATCATTTATCTATTGTCTGATTTACCAATTGAATCGACATTGAGTTCTGTAATATCTTTATCCGTATTAATGATCGCCATGTCTGGATGTTTACTTATTTTGAGTAAAATAGGAAAAAGTGTAAAAAATGCACTTATGGGAGCATTAGGTCTGGCATTATTAGCAGTTCCTATGTTAGCATTCGTTGGAATATTGGTATTAATGCAAGGAATTCAAAATGCTCTTCCTAATGCCATGACTTTAGTAGCTTTAATGACCGCCATGACTTTGTTGTTAATACCTCTTACAATAATAGGAGCGTTCGGAACAGCGGGATTACCATATTTAGGCGTATTGGCGTTACTTACTATGGCAGTTCCTATGTTGGCATTCGTTGGAATATTGGCATTAATGCAAAATATTCAAGGAGCCGTTAAGAATTCCATGATTCTTATTTTACTTATGAATGCGCTTACAAATGTATTAGTAAAAGTATCGTTGGTTGCTCCTTTGGCTTTAGTTGCTGTAACGGTTGTAACTGCATTGATTGGAGTTATAACCATGTTTGGTTTATTAGTAACCGCTGTTGGTGCATTAATGACTCAGTTTCCTCAATTAGAATCGTTTGTAAATAAAGGAATACCTATTATGGTTAAGCTAGCAAATGGGATCGGGGAAATGATAGGAGCATTCATTGGAGGTATAGCTGAGCAAATTGCTTCCAGGTTACCGCAAATAGGTGCATCATTATCGCAATTCATGATAAATGCTACGCCGTTTATTATTGGAGCAAAAATGATTGACGATTCTGTAGCTAAAGGCGCTGGAATATTAGTAGGAGCAATTTTGGGCTTAACAATAGCTGACTTTATTAAAGGTATAGCCGATTTTATGTCTTTTGGATCATCATTTTCCGCATTGGGTTTGGAATTATCTAATTTCATGATAAATGCAATGCCATTTATTATGGGCGCGGCAATGATAAGTCCGGAAATGATGAATGGGGTTAAAGCGCTAGCCGAAACAATTCTTATACTTACCGCAGCCGATGTTTTAAATGGAATTTCTTCTTGGTTAGGCGGAGGATCGTCTTTATCCGATTTTGCATCTGAAATTGGTCTATTAGGAACTGGTTTAAGATCGTTCTCGGATAATTTAGGAACTTTTGATGAAGCAGAACTTAAGAAAGTAAATAGCGCTGCAAATGCTATAAAGACTTTAGCTGAAGTATCTGCAACTATTCCAAATACCGGTGGATTACTTGGAGATATAGTCGGTAATAACGATTTAGGTCCGTTCGCTGAACAATTCCCAATATTAGGAACTGGCCTGGCTAATTTCTTATCTAACATCGGAACATTTACCGACGAGCAATTAGCTACGATCACATGTGCTTCTAATGCGGTTAAAACATTAGCAGAAGCTTCGAGCCAAATTCCGAATACCGGAGGAAGACTCGGTGAAATAATTGGAAACAATGATTTGGGCCCATTTGCTGAGCAATTCCCGAAATTGGGAACTGGTTTAAAAGGATTCTTAGATAATGTCGGAACATTTACTGATGATCAAGTAGCTACTATTAATTGCGGAGCAAGAGCGGTCAAAACTCTTGCCGAAGTTGCTAGTAGTATACCAAACGAAGGCGGTTTGTTGTCTAAGATAGTTGGCGATAACAATCTTGGAACGTTCGCATCGAATTTTCCTTTAGTTGGAGAAGGTCTTAAAGGATTTGCCGATAAATTAGGAACATTCGGACCCGAACAATTATCAACTATTAATACTGGTATAAGAGCAGTTAAAGCTATTACCGAACTTGCTAAGATTGACTTATCAAACTTTACCTCTAAAATAGGAGATTTCGGTACTAAACTAATAAGTTTTGGTGAAAAATTATCAACTTTTTGCGGTAATCTTTCGACTTTAGAAAGCGAAACTATAACTACGGCTATTTCTAATGTTAATAAAATTGCCGACATGATTAATAATCTTTCCGCATTGGATACTAGCGCTGCTGAAAAATTTAAAAATGCGCTTAAAGATCTTGGAGAAAGCGGAGTAGATAAATTCATATCTGCTTTTACTAGTAAATCTGTTCTGTCTGATGTTAAAGGCGCCGCTACAAAAATGATAGACAATTTCATTGAAGGTGTCGAATCTAAATCTTCTGATATAAGCAATTCGTTCGAGGACATGGCAGAAGATGCGGCTGGAGATATTAAAACCAACACAAACTACAACAAATTTAAGAGCGCAGGTTCTTACTTGGTTGATGGTTTTGCTGAAGGAATCTCTGCTAATACTTTTAAAGCTGAAGCTAAAGCTGAGGCGATGGCGGAAGCAGCTTTGCAAGCGGCAAAAGAAGCTCTCGATATCAATTCTCCTTCTAAAGTGTTTAGAAAACTTGGTACTTCTGTGCCAGAAGGATTTGCGATGGGTATCGATAAGCTCGGATACATGGTTAAAGATTCTAGTGTTTCTATGGCTAGAACAGCTATTGACGGAACTAAAAATGCCATTTCTAGTATAGCAAATGCTATTAACAATGACATTGATTCTCAACCTACAATCAGACCTGTTCTTGATTTAACAGATGTTAGAAATGGCGCAAGCACAATTGGAAGCATGCTAAATGGAGAACTTTTATCTGTTGATACTAGTTCCGTTGGAGCAATAAGCTCGATGATGAATAGACGTCAAAATGGATCTAATGATGATGTTATTTCGGCGATTAAAGATCTAGGCAAAACGATTGGAAATGGCTCTGGAAACACTTATACGATCAATGGTATTACCTATGACGATGGAAGTGCTGTTTCTGATGCTATTCAGACATTAGTAAGAGCAACGAGGATAGAAAGGAGGACGTGATATGGCAGCGATTACATATACTGTAAAACGAGGAGACTCATTGTGGAAAATATGTTCTAGCAGTGAATGGGGTCCTAAGATATCTGGTAATACAGTAAATGCTAAGATAAATACTTTGGTTTCTTTAAATAATATTAAGAATCCGAATCGGATATATGTAGGACAAATACTAACGTTATCAGGTAGTGGCGGCAGTAAAACATCCTCCACATCTCCGTCAAATAAAGTTTCTATAAATGGATTCGGTCTCCAATCAGATAGTAGTAGTGGACGAGATGTTTATGCTTATTGGTCTTGGTCCGAAGCTAACAATCACACAAAAGAATATCGAGTTAGATGGGAGCAATATAAAGACGGGCACTTATGGGATACAACAACCAATATAACAAATGATGAATCCGAATATACAGCAGATTCATCTGCGGAATATGTTCAAGTCTTCGTTCTTCCGATAGCTGAAAATAAACTTGATTCCGAAGGAAAAGATACCGGAGTACCATATTGGACTGCCGATGAAACAGGAAAACAATATCTGTTTAGCGAAAATCCCCCGTTAGCTCCTGACGTGGCTCCTACTTGTGAAATAGAAGATTTAAAATTAACAATAAAGATAGATGATATCAAAGCTACCAAATTAGATGCTAGTAAAATTGTTTTTCAAATAATTAAGGATAATAAAACTGCGATACACACTTCTCCTAAGATACCGATAACCAAAGTCACGACAGATTATTATACTGTTTCATATGAGTATACCGTAGCTTATGGATCAACGTATAAAGTTCGAGCCAAATCTGTAAATGCGAAAGGTAAGGAAAGCGGATGGTCTGATTTCTCCAGTGAGGTAGGGACCAAACCGTCCGCTCCTTCCTCTATTACAACATATAGGCGAAACAAACGAACAGATGGATCTATATCAGCATATCTCGAATGGACCGCCGTTGCGAATGCTACAAATTACATAATTGAGTATACAACGGTTAAAGAAGATTTCGACACAGCTCCAGGAAATTTGCAAACAGTCGATACTACCGATGCTAGAACATCTTTGGAAGTAACTGGTATAGAATCTGGTTATGATTATTTCTTCAGAGTAAAGGCTGTAAATAGTATAGGAGAATCGGAACCGAGTGAGATAGTTACTATTCCTATCGGGACTCCTCCTGCTGCTCCAACAACGTGGTCTTCGTCTAGTTCGGCTTTTGTTGGCGATAGCATGGAACTTAATTGGACTCATAATCCTACCGATGGTTCCAAACAATCATATGCACAGCTAAGTTTAAAGATTAATGACGATAGCTGGGTATCATACGTATTCGAAAATACGACAAATGATACTACCGGAGAAACAACGGATACGTCAACATTTACTTATGGAACTGCTGTTTCTTATAAAGGCGAACTTCACGTCAAAATGGATACCACAAATACTAGTCTTAAAAACGCAAAAATACAATGGAAAGTTAGGACAGCAGGGGTTACCGACCAATTTAGTGATACGGATTGGTCTGTGGAAAGAACCATTTATATTTACGAGAAACCTTCGCTTGATTTGTCCGTAACTAGTGATTTAGCGGGAACTGGAGATCTAATAACGACACTGACATCTTTTCCATTTTATATTCGCGGAACTGTTAATCTCGAATCATATGAATATCAAAGACCAGTTGGTTATCATTTACGAGTAGTATCAAATGAATTTTATATTACCGTTGATGATTCTGGCATTACAAAAACTATCAATAGCGGAGATGACGTATATTCTAAATATTTCGATACTTCAGAAACTTTAATAGTAGAAATGTCTGCTAATAATATTGATCTGGAGTCTGGAATAAGTTATACGGTATACTGTTCTGCTGATATGAGTACTGGATTGACAGTAAGCCAAAGTCATGAATTTTCTGTTAGCTGGACAGACGTTTCGTATGTTATAAATGCGGATATTTCTGTAGATAAAGAAACATATACGGCGCTTATCAGTCCTTATTGTACGGATGCTGATGGTAATTTGGTAGAAAATGTGACTATCGCTGTATACAGACGTGAATATGACGGAACTTACACTGAAATAGCAAGCGGAATACCGAATACCAATACTTCAGTAACCGATCCTCATCCATCGTTGGATTATGCCAGATATAGACTTGTTGCCAAGGATACTTTAACTGGAGCAATCAGTTTTTATGATATGGTTGGATATCCTGTAAATGGAACCGCTATACTAATTCAATGGGCCGAAGATTGGACTACGTTCGATGTGTCGGAAGAGAATTCCGTAGAAGGACCGTCATGGTCTGGATCGATGTTAAAACTTCCTTATAACATAGACGTAACTGATCGTCGTAAGCCAGAAACGTCATTCGTTGAATACGCGGGTCGTAAACATCCTGTCAGTTATTATGGAACACAAACTGGAGAGACTTCTTCTTGGAGTGTTTCAATTCCAAAAGAAGATAAAGAGACTATTTATGCTCTGCGTAGATTGTCGCTATGGGCTGGAGATGTATACGTTAGAGAACCGTCTGGAATTGGATATTGGGCGAACGTTGCCGTGTCATTTAATCTGAATCATAACGAAGTAGTTGTTCCGATAACGCTAGATATTACTAGAGTAGAGGGAGGAGTATAATATGCCGGATTGGACCAAATCAATGAAGCAAGAGTTTGAATATTATACTGTAGAACCAACTACTTTAGCCGATGTAAATCGATTGGACAATGTTAAGAAAGCAACTTTCGACCGTGATTCAGATTCGGAAACTCTTGGTTCTGCCACGATTGACGTGACAAATTCTGTTGGAGAAAGTTATATACGATGCTATCTTAAAACAATTCAAAATGGAATTACCGAAAAGTTTCCTTTGGGTACAGTTTTATCTCAAACTCCGTCTTCATCTTTTGACGGTAAGATTTTGGATATTTCTATGGATTGTTATACTCCTTTGATAGAGTTAAAAGAAAAACGCCCTCCTTTAGGTTACACAATACGTAAAGGAACTAGAATAATGGACGCCGCGTATCGTATAATCCAAGAAAACGCCAGAGTTCCGGTAAACAAAGTCGAACCATTATATGAAAAAAATAGCGAAGGAGAATTGGTTGATGTTTCTCCAACGTTACAGAGAGACTTTGTAGCAAATACGGACGATACTTGGTTAAGGTTTGTTCTTGATCTCATAGCGAATGCAAAATACGAATTAGGTTTAGGAGAACGAGGCGATATTCTATTTTTACCAAAACAGGATGTTGCCTCTCTCCAACCTGTATGGACATATGACGATGGTAATAGTTCAATTTTATATCCCGAATTAACTATGAATCACGACTTGTATGGTATACCAAATGTAGTAGAAGTTATCTATTCATATGGTTCAGACTGCAAGCAAGCTGTGGCTAAAAATGAAGATCCAAACAGTCCGATTTCCATAGTAAATCGAGGGAGAGAAATTGTATATCGAGATACTGAACCGAGTCTTGCCGGTTATGTTACTCAAGATCAAATTCAGTCATATGCCGAACGTCTGTTAAAAGAATTATCGACACTTGAATATACAATTAGCTATACTCATGCTTATTGTCCAGTTCGTATTGGAGATTGCGTACGACTAAATTACGAACGAGCTGGTATAAAAAATATTAAAGCTAAAGTAATTAGTCAAAGTATAAAATGCGAACCTGGTTGTCCGGTTTCCGAAAAAGCAGTATTCACAGAAAAGTTATGGAGGTGATATGTTATGGCTCTATCTCACGAGTTGGTATCTCAATTTGCAAAGATAGTCAAAGAAGATAAAAAACCGAATTCCGAGTCAACAGTATACGGAACTGTAGTTACGGATGGCAATGGCAATAAATATGTCAAGCTTGACGGTTCTGACCAATTGACTCCTCTTTCTGACGACGAAAGACCCAGTGCAGATTCGACAACAACAAACGCCAATGATGGGGAACGTGTGTCGGTGTTAATTAAGAATCACTCTGCGACAGTAACCGGAAACATATCATCTCCTTCTGTTCGTACCGGTGACTTTAATGATCTTGGCGATCAGGTAAGTGAGATAAAGAATTTTGATATAGTTATAGCCGAGAAAGTACAGGCAAATGAAGGCTATATTAAACAACTTCAAACCGATAAAGCTAACGTAGGAGATCTTACCGCAGCGCAAGCTAAAATAACGGAACTGGAAACTAAAAAAGCTAGTATCGAAGAGCTAAACGCTGCTAAAGCAGAAATCACAGATATAGTTGCGACTAAGATAGACACAGAAGTAGCTAACGCTAAATTTGCTACAATTGAAAATCTTAATGCTGCAAACGCTGAGATAACTAATATAAAATCTTCGCATGGCGAATTTGAAACTCTAACAACTAATAAATTTGCAGCTATCGAAGGATCTATAGAAACATTAGATGCTGAGAAATTATCCGCAACTGACGCAGATCTTAAATACGCGAACGTTGATTTCGCAAATATTGGAGAAGCTGCTGTCGAGAAATTTTATGCTATATCAGGTATTATTCAGAATTTGACACTTGATACAGGAGTAGTTGTTAAAGAATTAGTCGGTGTCTTGATTAGCGGAGATCTGATCCAAGCAAATACTATAAAAGCCGAAAAGTTAGTTGTTCGAGGCGAAGATGGTATTTACTATAAACTGAATATTGATGCTCTCGGAGAAGCAACCGCATCTTCGGATGAAAAGTATCAAAATGGGCTTGATGGATCTGTTATTATAGCTAAATCTATCGCAGCAGAAAAAATTAGTGTTTCTGATTTAGTCGCTTTTGGAGCAACAATTGGCGGTTTCAATATTTCTAGTGATGCTTTATATTCAAGAGATAAAAATACGGCAGAAAGCACGATAAGAGGTTTCTATATCGATGCCGACGGTCAATTCTCCATTGGTGATTCTAATAGTTTTATTAAATATTATTTAGATACCGATGGAGAATATAAGCTAGAAATTTCAGCAGCCAGTATTAAATTATCTTCTGGCGCTCAGACTATAGAAGATAAAATAAATGATATAAACAATAGTCTTGATGAAAAAACAGAAGAGATTAATAGATTGAATGACGATCTCAATGAAAAGTTTAATCTTATAACCAAGTATTTTACTTTTGATATTAATGGTTTAACAATTGGTCAAGTCGATAATCCATATAAAGTAATCATTGACAATGACCGATATAGCATGACTGTTAATGGCGAAGAGATTATGTGGATAGCAGATGGACTTGTTCATACTCCAAGTATATCGATAACGAAATCGATAAATATGTTTGGATATACAATAGAGCAAGATGATAACGGAAATGTAAACTGCGGATATACAGGAGGTGATACGTAATGGCCACTAGTGGAGCTATGACCACATCAAACTCAAAGATAAATTATACAATAACTATTACTCAAAATAGTCAGAGTATTACTAATAATACTTCGAATGTAACTGTGTCTGTAAGATTTTATAGAACTAATACAGCATACGAAACTTACGGAACTGGTACAGTATATTGTAAAATAAATGGCACTACATATAGTGCGTCCGTTACACCTTCTCAGAAAATTAATTATAGCGGTATAGTTTTATTTACAAAAACTCTTAATATATCTCATGCCGATAATGGAACAAAAACATTAACTTGTTCTGCGTGGATATCTCATGAGATGTTAACGTCGTCCGAGCAATCCTATAGTCAAACGTTAACAACTATACCTAGAAAATCAACATTAACTCTTACAAATGGAACTCTTGGGTCGTCAAATACGATAACGGTAAACCGTAAATCGACTTCTTTTACACACACAATAAAATATACTTGCGGAAGTTATAGCGGAACGCTTTGTACTAAATCGACGAGCACTAGTATATCATGGGTTCCATCTTTATCATTTTCTGAAGGAGCTCCAAATGGTACTAGTGTTTATATTTCCGTAGATATAGAGACTTTTAATGGATCTACATCATTAGGCACTAATAGCTATGGATATAATTGCGCTATACCGAGTACGGTTGTTCCTTCCGTCTCATTCGAAGTAGCAGATATTAAAGGTTATAGCTCAGTGTATGGAGGATATATTCAGGGAAGGTCCAAACTTGGTATTAATATAACCGCATCCGGAATATATTACTCAAGAATAAACACGTATCGAACTAGAATAGTAGATAGTAACGGAAACACTATAATAACCAATTCTAGCTCATCATTCGAAACGGATCCGATTCCAAAAGATGGAACTATATCTATTTACGTTGAAGTAGTCGATAGTCGAGGAAGATCGGCTTCCGCAAGCACTACTATAACCGTAAAATCGTATTCTCTTCCTAAAGTAACGTCGTTTACTTTAAAACGTTGCGATTCAGATGGAAGTCTTAGTTCTTCCGGTGCTTATTTAATTGCCACGTTTACTGCTTTCGCTACTGATCTGGATGGGTTAAACACCGCGACTTATAAATTAAAATATAAGAAATCTTCAGATTCTACTTATACTGAAGAAACTTTAAGCGATTATCAAAATAATTTTTCTCCGTATAACGGAACTTATATTTTCGAAGCCGACACTGCATATAGTTATGATGCCATTCTAACGGTTCAAGATAACTTTTCAACGAGTACGCCTTTTTCTGCTAAAGGATCAGCAATTAAAAAACTATTTTCGTTTTTAAGAAAAGGTCTCGGCATTGCTTTAGGAAAAGTAGCAGAAATAGAAAACGCGTTTGAAGTAGATTTCGATATATATGCGAATAAAGATATATACGATAAAAATCGAAAAATAATAACAAACGGTTTGGCCGTATATACAGGTTCTGGAACAGATTATGGAATAGATCCAGACACGACGTTGGATACGTTGATTTTAACTGATGTTAATACTCCAACTGGATATTTCATGTATATTCATACGATGTTTTACAGCTCTAAGTCTACTACTTCAGCGAGAGCCCAAATTGCTATTCCATATCAATATGCTCACGCGACTTATTATCGATATTTTTATGATGGTTTATGGTCCGATTGGTATAAACATCTGAAATCCACAGATATAGAACCAAAACTTTTATGGACCGGTGGATATTACATGAATGCTTCTCAGACCATATATCTCGGTCAGAAAGTTTCGGAACAAAATACTGGAATCGTATTGGTGTTTAGTGCTTATGATACTACCAATCAAATTGCAGATAATTCCGATTTCTCAACTCATTTTGTTTCAAAATATGAGGTAAGCCAGCATAACGGTTGCGGGCATAGTTTTAATTTAACTAGCGTATGGCGTAATGGATGTAAATATTTATATATATCCGATACAAAGATAACCGGACATGCTAAAAATACAAATACAGCACTTGTACTTGGTGGAATAACTTATGACAATACAAAATTTGTATTACGATATGTAATCGGAGTTTAGATATAAATCATAAGAAAGGAGTCGCAACATGGAATCGGCAAATGAGCATCGACTCACATTAATAGAAGATAAAATAGAGTCTAATACGAATCGTATTAATGAACTTGAAAAACGACAAGACGATCTCGACGAACTTGTTAGTACAGTAAAAGTTCTTGCTGTGAGGGAAGAGAATGTCGAAAATAATGTAAAAGAGATTAAAAGCGACGTAAAAAGTTTAACTAGTAAATCTGGAAAACGATGGGATAGTTTGGTAGACAAGATTATCATTACTATCGCCGCGGCAATTCTGGGTTTTATTTTGGCTAGACTAGGTTTCCAATAAATAATAAAAGAGGAGGGAGTAGCATATTATACATTCCCTCTTCTTTTTATTTTGGTATCATCTATATCCTTATGAATGGGGTCTTATATGATACCTAAATTAGCGAAACCGCGTCCTATAAGGATTACGGTTTTAACTTTATATTTATTTTATATGGAGGAGAGTATATTCTCATTCCTTTTCCGGTAGTCATATTATATTCGGCAGCGTTCTCTTTTGTGATGCGAATGTTAGGACCTCGATCATATTCAATTCGTTCGATTATATCTTTCAAATACTGATTTTTAATCGTAGCAGATATTTCCGGATCTTCAAGAGCCTCAATAGCATCTGTAAATTTTAAGATCTTTTCTTTGTAGTCGACTCGTACAGGAACACTTTCTTTTGCTTTACATAAAGCTTCTTTTATTTCTTCTTTCTCTTTTAATAATTGTTCGTTTAACATTTGGAATATTTCGTTCGGCATTCTCTGCGCTGGATCCGGACTTGTTTGTGCTTTCCATTGAAGAAGCTCTTGTTCAGCAAGGTCTTTTAATTTTTTCTCAAGATTATTTATCAAGTCCTTATGAAGTTTATCCGAATCATCCTGCTTATTATCTATCATCACTTCAAAATCTTCTACGCAATTCCTTAACGACGAACAAATATATTCCATAACCTCCGAGAAGTCTGCCGATCCGCTTTTACAGTAAACTTGGTTATTGCATCTAAGTTTTGGAGGAGCGTACTCAACCCCATTCTTTACATAAGTGTTGTATCCTATCTTAGCTCCACATTTGCAGTACATAACTCCGCTTAAAGGATTTTTAAGAGTAGTATCAGTTTTGGTGCGATGTCTTGTTCCTCTTATTTCGGCTGCTTTATTAAATAATTCTTCCGATATTATAGGATCATGCTTACCTTTGAATACTAGATACTCATCGACGTCTACTTCCAATGGATCATCGGCGATATTTTTAGCTTTTGGTCTCAATTCTTTAACTGTTTGATCCTCGATTACTTTTATTGTTTTTCTCCAGTTCCATTTGACGAATCCTATATAATGCACATTTTCAAGAATTCCGAATATTATACTAGGTTTCCATTTATCTTTCTTGTTCTTCGTCTTGATATTCATGGATTCAAGTCTTCTACAAATAGCAGTTACTCCTATATCTTCGTTGCAATACCATTGGAAAATTAATCGAACTACATCTGCTTCGTCTTTCTTTTCTGCAAGGGTGAAACATTCTTTCTTCCCATCTTGTATGGGAACTCTATAAAAGCCAAATGGTGCCACAGAGCCTACGTAGTTCCCTGCTTTAACACTTGCTAGTTTTCCTTGTCTTTGAATCTTCTTAAAATACTCCAGGTATTCGTTACCTTTCTTTAATTCTCTTTCGAATGCGTCTCTATCATATTCGTCGCGCAAATCATAAGTTTTATAAGGTGTGATTACATACGTATTTGAGTAACGTAATAACTTGATAAGTCGTCCGGCATCTTCTAGATCACCACGAGATAGACGCTGTACATCTACTACTAATATAGCCTTTATATTTGGACTTTCTATAGCTTTTAGTAAACGTAGCATCTCCGGACGTTCGTCAATTTGCTCGCCACTACCTACTTCTTGATATTTGTTTTTGTCCGGTATTGGACCTCCTAAATAATTCTCGGCATACTCTTTTAATATTTGAGCATGCCTAGCTAAAACTTCTTCGACAGATAAAGATTTGTCATCAAATCGTGATTTTCTGTCATATTCCAATGTTTCGTGGTTATAAAATTTCGGTGTTTCTTTGAACATTGGTTATCACTCTCCTTTCGAATAATAGAATAACACGATTATATCCAATGTTGCAACAATTTAGAACAACCGTACGCAGGTGACTATAAATTTTATTATATTACAAAAGTAAATTATTTCTGAATTTCATAATAAGAGGTAAAAATGAAGAAAATTTACAATTACAAAAACTGTGTTATAACAATAACTGTACCGGATAAAAACGCAGATTCATTGAGAAAATCGACAGAAATATTTCTAAAAAAAGTAGTAAAGGAGAAAAGTTATGGCAACATTAGTACGTCCCGAAATCACTGAAAAAAGTAGATATTGGATTCATAGAAATAGACATTACGAACTAAAACATTTTTGTCTTCAGTATCCATATTGGAAAAGAAAATACGCAGAACTTGAAAATCCTAGCGGATCTTTAACTATGTTCGAATGGCGTTCGGCAAATAATATTCCAGGCGATCCTACGGCTAAAAGAGCCATAATAAGAACTTACTATTCTGATAGAATTGAATTGGTAGAAAGAACAGCTAGACAAGCTGATCCTTATTTATATCCATATATTCTGAAAGCGGTTACCGAAGGTTTATCCTATACATATTTAAAAACTAAATTAGGAATACCGTGCGGAAAAGATATGTATTACGATAGATACAGAAAATTCTTTTGGCTTTTAAATAACTCGCGAGATTAACATATCCTTTAATGAAAGGAGTGATTAACATGAGAGTATTTATAGTCAGTTTTATTAAAGGTATAGCAAGTGGAATGCTAGTAGGGTCGTCTATTATAAATATATTTAATGTGGGCGGATTTACTGGTATAATCGCGGCAATACTTAATATGATTATCTTAATCTCAGTATGGTTACGGATAAAAGATTGAGTCCTAACAAGGGCTCTTTCTTTTTTTATTCGCGGAATTTACATGCTCCTTTATGAGGAAAATCATATTTTAAAGGAGAAAATAACCATGAAAAAATTTATTAGCAGATTACTGAGCGAAAGACATCATTTGGTCACGGAAGAACGACATGTAATTGAAACATTGGACGTAATTGATGAACAGCACAAATGGTATATCGACACAAATTTGAATGTCGCTAAATCAAAAGTAGCTGATCAAAAAGGTCAGTGGAAAATTCATTTCAGTGCTTCCAGAAAGCAATGGGCGTCTATCATAACTAATCTAAGCAATAAAGGCTTTACATTAGTTATCAAGAATCCGAAAGTTATGTATTTAACCAAAGGGAACGAGACCTAACAAGGTCTCTTCTCTTTTTTGTTTTCGCGATATTAACAGTGCCTATAATGAAAGAATAAAAGGAGGTTTTATCATGGGTGTAACAAAAGCAATTCTTGATTGGGTAGAAAAAGAAACTAACAAAATCGATGAAAGCACTAAACATCCGTATCTTAAAGCATTTGGTTTAGGAGCGGTTGAAGGTGTGATCGATGGAGAAGTATTAATGTATCCAATCTTAATAGGAACTCTGTATTACATCGGTTATAAAAACAAGAAAAATCAAAATGGGAAGGCCTAAATGGTCTTCTCTTTTTCTCTTATTTTTATTCTAGATTAAAAATCACCCGTATGAGGGTTACCATAGCAAATGATATTTTTATAACGTAAAAAATCCCCGGGTTGAATTTTTGAGAAAACATTTTAGAAAGGTGAGTATTAAAATGGAATTTGTGTTTATTTTTATTGGAGCATGTATTGGAGCTATCGGATATGGAATAATACAGCGCATATTTGTAGCTCGTGGAACTCTTAGAATTGATCATTCTAATCCGGAAAAAGATATCTATCGCTTTGAAATTGATAACTTGGATAAACTCGATAAAAAGTCATATGTGGAACTTAAAATAGATCGCCACGCAGATCTTTCGCAAAATTAACAAGCCCTATTATGGAACGCATTGGTTTTAAAATATTAAAAGGAGGAAACAAAAATGAGTAAAATTAGAGCGAAAAAACTATTGACCGAAAGAATTGAACGGGAAAGAGACTATTTGAATAAGCAAGAAGTCGGGACCAAAGAATATAATGAATCTATGGACAGACTTAATATTCTCGAAGGTAAATTAGCAGAACTTGAGGATAAGTTCGCTAAAAACGCCATCGACGTAGTTAAGTTTGGAATAGGAGGAGTTATAATTCCTGTTGGTATGAGCTTGTTAGTTCTAAAATGGGAAGAAACCGGATCAGTAACTACGGCATTGAAATCGTGGATTACTAACAATGTTCCTAAAAAGATGTTTTAAATTAATGCTTAAGCAAGAGGCTATGGAAACGTAGTCTCTTAGCTTTTAATATTATTTGGCGAGGTCTTTTATGAGATATCATTACGAAAAACCAACGATTTATCTATCCATGTATGGAACTACTTATATTTGTAATCATCCAGTATATAATAGTTGCACTCTATTCAAAATAGAAAACAAAGGATTGGCTATTATCCAACAAAGATACGATTTAAATACTAAACGAACATGGTGGGGAGAAATAGATCCTTGGTTAACAGATGATTTATATCTACATCCAGATTTTAAAAAATATTTCGACGAACGTTCTGGTAAGTGTACGGACGGTTTATATCCAACGGTTACAATACGGCAAATAATGTGGGCATTAAAAATGAAACCAATATCTAGAGAACGATGGGAAACATGCTTTGATCGTAAACATATTTAAATCGCGATATTAACACTGCCTATAATGAAAGGAGAGTGTATTAATATGTTTAAACGATTTTTTGAGTATGCTTTAATGGGGGCTGGAACCTGCATCGGATATTTTGCAGTTAAGAAAGGTATCGAGGTGGCTTCCGATCCAAGTAAAAAAGCCAAACTTAAAAGAAAATTAGCAAATATTAAAAACTCATTCATGGAAAAGATTGGATCCTAATTTAGGATCCTTTCTTTTTTTATTTCGCGATATTAACAATGCCTATAATGAAAGGAGATGAAGTTATGATTCTATTTATTACTTTAGCACTTATACTAGCCTTATTGGTGACGATTACGGTGCTCGCAATTAGTATTGGGGGCGCGTCATTCATCATTATATTTGGCGACGTAATAGTGTGCATATTTATTATTATATGGATCATGAAGCGTCTTTTTTTGAGAAAGAGATGAGTCCCAAAATGGGGCTCTCTTTTTTATTTTCATATTTACTCATAAATGAAGGGTGAGGAGAACATTGAACAAATTATTAAGAAGTTCAAAAACATTTCTAAAACGAAATTCATCAACCATACTAACTTGTATAGGGGCGTCCGGAGTAGTAGCCACTTCGGTTATGGCGGTAAAAGCAACGCCAAAAGCTTTATCTTTATTAGAAAAAGCCAAAGAAGAAAAAGGAGAAGATTTAACAAAATTAGAGACTGTTAAAATAGCAGGACCGGCTTATATTCCAGCAGTAATAGTAGGAGTTTCCACAATAGCTTGTATATTTGGCGCTAATATATTAAATAAACGTCAGCAAGCGGCTTTAATGAGCGCTTATGCTTTGATCGATAATTCCTATAAAGAATACAAGAGCAAAGTAGAAGAATTATATGGCGACGGAACGAATAATCAAATTCAAAATGAAATAGCTAAAGACAAATATGAAGAAAATGATATTTCGGTAAATAACGGAAAAGAATTATTTTTCGACGCATTTTCTAGCAGATATTTTGAATCAACAATGGAAGACGTTATAAAAGCCGAGTATGATCTTAACCGAGTATTAGCATCAAATTATGGAGTATATTTAAATGAATTCTATGAGTTTCTCGGTTTAGATCCTGTAAACTATGGTAATTACCTTGGTTGGTCATCATGCGAATTAGTGGAGACTTATTGGAGTTCTTGGGTGGACTTCGATCATGAAAAAATTACTATGGATGACGGTTTGGAATGCACAATTATAACAATGTTAATGGAACCAACATTCGATTTTGAAAATTATTAAACAACCGTATTCGGGTGACAATAATCGATGATATTTTAATATTGTTGGTCGCGAAAAATACAATTGCTATTATGAGAAAGGAGGCAGTTGCTTTATGAACGAAAAACTACTTAAAGTCGTAAAAATTGTTGTGCCTGTGGCTAGTATCGGGGTGACACTCGCTGCGAACTACTTGTCCGGCAAAGAACTCGACGAAAAGGTTAGCAAGAAAGTTGCTGAAGCGCTATCCAAATCAACTGAAGGAGAGTCCTGAGGAAACTCAGGCTCTTTTTCTTTTTGTAAAAATGAAAGGAGAAAATTATGGACAAAACAAAGATTCTATCGAAAGTAAAAGGAATAACATATAAACACGGTCCTGAAATTCTTACCGGAATTGGAATAGCTGGCATGATTACAACTACAATTCTTGCGGTAAAAGCTACTCCTAAAGCGTTTGAATTACTTAAAGAAAAAGAGAAGGAAAATATCGATAAGCAAATAAGAGATGGCGTTCCGTATGAAGAATTAAAGAATGGTCTTCCTCCTATCGAAGTTATTAAAACAACTTGGAAGTGCTACGTTCCAGCAGCAGTAACTTGCGCTGCATCAGTAGCTTGTTTAGTTGGGGCAAGTTCTGCTAACGTACGTCGTAATGCAGCATTATATTCTGCATATAAACTTTCTGAAACTGCTCTTAGTGAATACAGAGAAAAAGTTGTTGAGACGGTAGGCGAGAAAAAAGAAAAGACTATCAAAGAAAAAGTAGACAAAGAACGAGTGGATAAAAAACCGGTTAGCAAAAGCGAAGTTATCGTGACTTCAAGAGGAAATACATTATGTTACGATTATTTATCTGATAGATATTTCGAATCCGATATTGATCAGATAAAAAAGGCAGAAAATACTCTAAATAAGCAAATGCTTCACGATTTATGCGGATATGTTTCTTTAAATGAGTTTTACGATGAATTAGGTTTAAATCACATAGGCGTTGGCGACGATATCGGTTGGAATGTCGACAAGCTGATTGATATTCGTATAAGTTCACAAATTGCCGATGACGGACGACCTTGCATTGTTGTCGATCATGAAAACGCGCCTTTCTATGAATATGATAAATAATTTATATTCGCGAAAAATACAATTGCTTTAATGGGAAACCACATAAATATTTTTCTAATTTGAAAGGAGAAACAAACAATGAACGAGGAAATTATGGAGAATGAGATCGTGGAGACTGAGGACGTAGAGAATTACGAGGAACCCGAAACCGAAAGCAAAGGTCATATCGGAACAATCGCAATTGGAGCTATCGTTGCTGTAGGACTTGGCGCAGCAGCCTTGTTGTACAAGAACAAAGAGAAGCTTAAAGAGCGAAATGAAAAACGAAAGATCGAAAAGCTGAGAAAAAAGGGTTGGATCGTTTCTTGGCCTGAGGAAGACATCAATTCCATTACCGAAGACACTGAAAGAACTGAAGAAGGAGAAGAGTAATGTGGCAAAAGGGAGGTACCTGTAACAAGGTATTTCCCTTTTTGTTTTTCACGAAAGGGTGAATAAATAAATGGAAAACTATAAACCAAATTCTCATCGTTCGAAAGAAGCTCAAAAAGAAGCTACTAATGAGGATAGAAAAAAATTAGATAAAGTAGTTAAAGGACAAGTAAAGGTTAAAAAGAAGAGCGAACTAAGTAAAGTCGCCAGTGCATTTGTAGCAGAAGATGTTAAAAATGTTGGATCTTATGTTTTTACGGACGTATTGATCCCAGCGGTTAAAAAACTTATCACAGATATTGTTACAGATGGAGTCAATATGATTCTTTATGGAGGTACAAATAAAGTAAATAGAAATTCAAGCGCTTCATATGTATCCTATCGACAATATTCTGATCGAAGAGATGATTATCGTAATTCCATTTCCGATTCAAGAAGTGGGTATAACCATGACGATATTATCTTAGAGAGCCGCGGAGAAGCTGAAGAAGTTCTTTCTCGAATGGGCGAACTCATTGAGGTTTACGGCACAGTATCTGTCGCAGATATGTATGATTTGGTTGGTAAATCTTGCAATTATACGGACAACAAATATGGATGGACAAATATTCGAAATGCGGAGCCAGTTAGAGTAAGAGATGGATATATGCTCAAGCTACCTAAAGCTCTGCCTATTAATTAAGGAGTGATTATATTTTATGATTAAGAAATTTGTAAAGGGGATTAAGAAGTTCGTGGAAGATAAAATTAAAACTTGTAAGGAGATTCTTTCTAATGACAAAAACAGACTTATTTTAGGTCTTACTATACTTGGCGCTGGTATTGGAATCGGCGGAGGATTGATTGCTTCCGCATATATTCGAATTCCTTCTTAAGAAAGGAGACTAATAATGTACGAGTCAAACGATAAGATGGTATCGCATCCGTCTCATTATCAGTCGGAAACCGGATTGGAGGTTATCGATGTAATTGAAGCTTTTACCTTCGATCTAAAAGGAATTGAAGCAACCGATACAGGCAATGTAATTAAATATGTTTGCCGTTGGAAAAACAAAAATGGTCTTCAAGATTTGAAGAAAGCCATGTGGTATCTTCAGCATTTGATTGAACACGTTGATAAATTGGAAAAGGAGAATGCGTAATTATGAATGTTATGAACAACTTAACTAGAAGTCTTAACAAAGTAGGCTTCCAACTTAAAAAGTACAGCCCGGAAATTCTGGTCGTAGCCGGAGTTGCCGGTGTTGTAACGAGTGCGGTTATGGCTTGTAAAGCTACTACGAAACTTAGTGGAATCATGGAAAAAGCTAAGAGCGATATTAATACTATCCATGATTTTGTGGAGCATCCCGAAAATATTCCTGAAGGTGAAACTTACACAGAAGAAGATAGTAAAAAGGATTTAGCTATCGTGTACGCTCAGACCGGTATCCAACTTGTTAAATTGTATGGCCCGGCTATCGCTCTTGGCGCATTGTCTATCACGAGCATCCTTGCGTCGAATAATATTCTTCGTAAACGAAACGTTGCTTTGGCTGCTGCTTATGCTACGGTTGACAAAGGCTTCAAAGAGTATAGAAGCAGAGTAATCGATCGATTTGGTAAGGAACTTGATAAAGAGCTTAGATACAACATCAAAGCAAAAGAAGTCGAAGAGACAGTTGTCGATGGTAAAGGTAAGGAAAAGACAGTAAAGAAAACTGTAGAGGTTGCCGATCCGAATACTTATAGCGATTATGCTCGATTCTTTGACGATGGATGTATTGGTTGGGACAAAGATCCCGAGTGCAATTTGATGTTCCTTAAACAACAACAAAATTATGCAAATGAAATGCTGAAGTCAAAAGGTCATTTGTTCTTGAATGAGGTATATGACATGCTCGGAATTCCTAGAACAAAAGCCGGACAAGTTGTTGGCTGGGTGTATGATGAAAAGAATCCGATCGGCGATAATTTTGTAGATTTTGGTCTCTATGATATTAATCGAGAAGCTGTTCGCAATTTTGTAAATGGTTACGAACGGACAATCTTGTTGGATTTCAATGTTGATGGTAACATTTGGGATCTTATGAGTTGAAGGGATGGACTCGATGGCATAGGGTCTGGAAACTATATGCGAGACATGTTCGATTACCCTTGGCTCTTTGATTATAAGGGCTAAGGGTAATTTAGAAAGGGGAGAAATCGCATGACCGGAAGAGATTTAATTATTTATATTTTAAAAAACGGTCTTGAAGACGAGTTAGTTTTTAAAGATGGGAAATTTATAGGGTTTATTACTATTAGCGAAGCAGCAGCAAAAATGGGAGTAGGAGTTTCAACTGTAGCAGCGTGGATAAGTCAAGGGAAAATAGACGCATCAATTATTTGCGGTACGATTTATGTCCGAGCAGATTTTGATCAGCTTATTAAAACTGTTTAAAAAATGAAAGGAGAAAAATCTATGAGGGATAAGTCTAATCTTATTTCTTATATCTTGGCTGCAATGGCGGGAATCTGCTTTGTGCGCGGTCTTGTGATTTTATCCAGCGAAGGGGTGAAATGATATGAATAGGCTAGAAGCCATCATATCTGTATTAGATTATTCATTAGATACAAAGAGGAAACGACATATTACAGGAGGAATTCTTATGAGTGTCTCCTTTTTGTTCGGAGGCTTAGCAGCAACTATAATGACTTTAAAAATGGAGGATAACGAACGTGAAAAGTGCATTGAGTAATATATTGATATTTACAGTCGGAGCTGCTATTGGCTCCGTTGTAACCTGGAAACTCGTAAAAACCAAATACGAACAAATAGCCAAAGAAGAAATAGATTCGGTAAAAGAAGTATTTTCAAGACGTAAAGATGAAATTATTTCTAATGAAAAACGTGACGATGATTTTGAAGAATACCATAATATTACAAGTCTTTATTCAAAAGAATCTGACGAGGAAGAGGATGAAGACGAAGATGAAGAGGAGGTGCAGGAAGTGAGAAAGCCAGTAAAAAAACCATATGTTATAAGCCCTGATGAATTCGGAGAAATGGATGAATACGACGCCATCAGTTTAAATTATTATGCTGATGGAGTTCTTACGAACGATTGGGACGAAGTTATTGAGAATGTGGATGACATTGTCGGAATTGATTCGCTGAATCATTTTGGAGAATACGAGGAGGACTCCGTATTTGTTCGAAACGATACGTTGCAAGCTGATTATGAAATTCTTAAAGACGTACGAAATTATTCCGATGTAGTCGATACTGATCCGCATTCAGCGGAGGAATAATGGAACAAAACGATGTAAGAAATGAATACTTTGATTGGTTATCTAAAATCGTATGTGAAAACCGATTTTCAAAACAAATTTCTTATAAAAAACTTTTAATGCAATTACACAATATTCCTTTCAGGTATTCTATTCCAAGAGACAAAAATAGAGCTAAAGACGGAGAAGAGTTACGATATCGTTTTGCCATCGAGAATGGTTATAAGCTTCGCCAAAAAGATATATTGAATGCTTTAGATGGGCCATGCAGTGTTTTAGAAATGCTGGTGGCTCTATCTCTTCGTTGCGAAGAAAATATAATGGACGATCCTCGAATGGGGAACAGAACGGGGCAATGGTTCTGGGGGATGATAACTAATCTTGGTCTTAGCGCTATGTCAGATAATAGATTCGATAAAAAAATCGTAGATAATGCAATTAAAAGATTTCTAGATCGTAAATATGAACCCGATGGCCACGGAGGATTATTTACAGTTAGAAATAGCGATTGCGATATGCGAACGATAGAAATCTGGTATCAACTATGTAGATATTTGGATGGGATTACCTGATTCTTTTGTAATGTGAATTAAAAGCATATAAATAGAGAAAGGAGGTTCAACAATGTAATGTTAGATTTTCTGTCAATAGCAACTCGTGTAGGCAAACGAGGAAACGTTGAAATTTATCCCAAATTTATAATTAAAAAATCTTCGGATCTTATGATTCGAGGAGGCGATTTTTATGCTATATGGGTCGAAGAACGTGGATTATGGTCTACGGACGAGCAAGAAGCACTCCAATTAATAGATAAAGAACTTAATAACTACTTAGAAGAGCATCGACAGCAATTCGAAGCAAATCCTAAAGTTCTTTACATGTGGGATGCTGATTCAGGAACAATCGATAGATGGCATAAATATTGTCAAAAACAGATGAGAGATAATTTCAACATGCTGGATGAAAAATTGATATTTTCAAATACTGAAACAAATAAAAAAGATTATGCGAGTAAACGGCTAGATTATCCACTTGAGACTGGCGATACACCTGCTTGGGATAAATTAATTTCAACTTTATATTCTGAACAGGAACGTCACAAAATCGAATGGGCGATTGGTTCAATTGTGTCAGGAGAATCGAAGCAGCTTCAAAAGTTTATGGTTCTTTATGGCGCAGCCGGAACTGGTAAATCAACTATTTTAAATATTATTCAAAAATTATTTGAAGGATATTATTCAGTATTTGATGCAAAAGCTCTTGGATCATCCAGTAACTCATTTGCCTTGGAAGCGTTTAAAACAAATCCCTTAGTAGCTATTCAGCATGATGGCGATCTGTCTAAAATCGAAGATAATACTAGACTTAATAGTTTAGTATCTCATGAATTGATGACAGTAAACGAAAAGTTCAAGTCGACATATTCTAATCGTTTCAAGTGTTTCTTATTCATGGGAACAAATAAACCAGTTAAGATAACGGATGCTAAATCTGGTCTTCTTAGAAGATTGATTGATGTATCTCCATCTGGTAATAAATTGAGCCCAAGAGAATATAAGACTACTGTGAAACAAGTCAACTTCGAACTAGGAGCTATTGCTAGTCATTGTAAAGAAGTATTTCTTAGCGATCCTAATTACTATGACGATTATGTTCCTACTACAATGATGGGTGCATCGAATGATTTTTATAACTTTATTATAGATTCGTATCACGTATTCAAAAAAGAGGATGGAACAACGCTGAAAGCTGCTTGGGAGATGTATAAAATTTATTGCGATGATGCAAAAGTCACTTATCCGTTCTCGCAAAGGATATTTAAAGAAGAGCTTAAAAACTACTTCCGAGATTATAAAGAACGTTACAGTTTTGAAGACGGATCTAGAACTCGTAGCTATTACATTGGATTTAGAACCGATAAATTTGAAAATGAAATTAACGACCAAAAAGAAGACGAAAATGAAAGTTGGATTAAGCTCGAATCATATGCAGTATTAGGGTCGTCTCAATTTGATAATATTTGTGCGGACTGCCCAGCTCAATATGCTAGTTCAAGAGAAACGCCTAGTAAAAAATGGGACGAGGTAACGACAAAATTATCAGAACTCGACACATCCAAACTTCATTATGTCAAGGTTCCAGAAAATCATATAGTAATAGACTTTGATATTCCAGACGGGAGCGGGAATAAATGCTTAAGTCGAAATCTCGAAGAAGCTAGTAAATGGCCGGCTACGTACGTCGAACTTAGTAAAAGCGGAGCGGGAGTACATCTTCATTATATTTATACGGGAGATGTATCTAAGCTAAGTCGATTATATGCCGATCATATCGAGATTAAGGTTTTCAACGGAAATAGTTCTCTTCGACGGAAACTGACAAAATGCAACGATTTGCCAATCTCTACAATTAGCTCCGGATTACCGCTGAAAGGAGAGGATAAGGTGATAAATTTCGAAGCTGTTAAAAACGAAAAAGCGCTTAGGACTTTGATAAAAAAGAATCTTAAAAAAGAAATACATCCAGGTACTAAGCCAAGTATCGATTTCATTCACAAAATTTTGGAAGATGCATATGCAAGCGGTATGAATTACGATGTATCCGATATGTATAATTCAGTATTGGCTTTTGCTGCTGGTAGTACAAACAAAGCTGATTATTGTATTAAATTGGTTAATAAAATGAAATTCAAGTCGGAAGAAGCATCATCATCTGTTTCGAACGACGAATCGCCATTGATATTTTACGATGTTGAGGTATTTCCTAATTTATTTCTGGTTAACTGGAAATTTGAAGGGGAAGGAAAGCCTGTCGTAAGAATGATCAATCCTAAGCCTAGCGAAATCGAAGAACTTATGAAATATCGATTGATAGGTTTTAACTGTCGTCGTTACGATAACCACATGCTATATGCGAGATTGATTGGATATACTAACGAGCAGCTTTTCGATCTTTCACAGAAAATTATCAGTGCTAAAAAAGGAACAAAAAATATTATGTTCGGAGAAGCGTATAACATCTCTTATACAGATGTATATGACTTCGCCAGCACAAAGCAGTCATTGAAAAAGTGGGAGATCGAGCTTGGAATCCATCATCAAGAACTTGGTTTGCCGTGGGATCAACCTGTTCCTGAAGAATTATGGACTAAGGTAGCCGAATATTGCGATAACGATGTTATTGCTACTGAGGCTGTTTGGAACCATTTGCAAGCTGATTTCTTGGCTAGACAGATATTGGCTGATTTAGCCGGAATGACTGTAAATGATACAACAAATTCTCTAACAACAAAAATTATATTTGGCAATGAGAGACATCCTAAACTTGTATATACAGATCTGTCTGAAACATTTCCTGGTTATGAATTTGTAGATGGTAAAAACATGTACAGGGGAACTGATCTTGGTTTTGGGGGTTATGTGTATGCAGAACCTGGGATGTATACAAATGTCGCTTTGCTTGATGTCGCCTCTCTACATCCGCATTCCATTAAGGCTATGAATTGCTTTGGGGAATATACAAAGAACTTCACAGACCTTATGGATGCTCGTATATTTGTAAAGCACAAAGAGTATGACAAAGCGAAGCAACTATTTGGAGGAAAGTTAGCCAAATATTTGGATGATCCTACTCAGGCGAAGCAACTATCGCAAGCACTTAAGATCGCTATTAACTCTGTTTACGGTCTTACATCGGCAAACTTTGATAACCCGTTCCGTGATATTCGTAATAAGAATAATATTGTAGCGCTTCGCGGAGCATTGTTCATGAGAACACTTCAAGATGAAGTAACAGCGAGAGGTTTCACTGTAGCTCATATTAAAACAGATTCTATTAAGATCCCAAATGCAACACAAGAAATTATAGATTTCTGCATGAACTTTGCGAAGAATTACGGATATGAGTTTGAACATGAAGCTACATACGAAAAAATGTGTCTCGTAAACAACGCAGTTTATATTGCGAAGTATAGAGACGGAGAACATCCTGGAGAATGGACTGCTACTGGAACTCAGTTCGCGGTACCTTATGTATATAAGACGCTATTTAGTAAAGAGCCGATTGTATTTGAAGACATGTGCGAAACTAAATCTGTTACGTCTTGTATATATTTGGATCTTAATGAAAATCTTCCGGAAGGAGAGCACGATTACAAATTTGTAGGTAAAATAGGTCAATTCTGCCCTATAAAGCCAAGTCGGGGAGGCGGATTGCTTGTAAGATCGGCAACAGATAAAGAAGGAAATATTAAATACGATTCTGTTGTTGGAACAAAGGATTATCGTTGGTTGGAATCCGAACGAGTGAAAGCATATGGTTCGGAAGAAGATATTGATCGAACATATTATCAAAAACTCGTTGACGACGCTGTCGATTCAATATCTCAATATGGAGATTTTGAATGGTTTGTTTCGGACGATCCTGTTCCAGAGATTGACGATAATCTTCCATGGAAAAGGGAATGCGGAAAAGATACATGCGTAGGATGCCCATATTTCACTTATGATAATACCGATATTGATTGCAAACTCGGTTATGATGTTTCTGACTTGATGCCTGTAAACGAAACCGATGACGCTTTTAGCAAGCGTTAAATAAATTTATATTTGAAAAGGAGATAATTAATTATGAAAATCACATTTGCACCTAGAGGAATTCTTCAAATCGATGACGCTCGAATCATTTATCGAAACTTTTCTGGAGATGGCTCCAAATACAATCGTGAAGGAGATCGAAATTTTTCTGTTTTGATTGACGATCAGGATATTGCGGATGCTCTCATTAACGAAGGTTGGAATGTTAAGATTAAGCAGCGTGAAGACGGAGAGATGCCGTTCATGCATTTGCCGGTAAAGGTTAAATTCAACGATCGAGGACCGATTGTGTATCTTAAGTCTGGTAATAATCTTAATAAACTCGATGAGGGAAGTGTGGCATGTCTTGATCAGATTGATATTTTGAGCGTCGATCTTGACATCAGGCCTTATGATTGGGTAGTGAATGGAAAGGAAGGTCGTACCGCTTATTTGCAATCTATCAATGTTATTCAAGAGATCGACAGATTTGCAGAGCGATATGCAGATGAATATTCCGAAGACTAATTCGCGTAATTAACACGCTATATTATGAGAGAAAGACAGTAGCTCAATTGGTAGAGCGCTAGATTTAATCTAGAGGTTAAGGGTTCGAGTCCCTTCTGTTTTTTCTCTCTTTTTGTTTAGGTGCCGACTTTGCATGTTCGGTTAAATGTCCAGTAAGGATAAGATAACTAGAATTTGCCGCTACCATTTTGTGGACGTAATGAGCGTTATCGAAAGAGGAAACAGCCTAAATATCAGGGCCTTTAGCTCAGTCGGTTAGAGCAGCGGCCTTATAAGCCGTGTTTGTGTTGGGTTCGAATCCCAGAAGGCCTACCACGGGTGTTTTTCACTAGCTATAATACCAACTTATAAATCGACGTAAAAGCTAGTCTAGGACTTGCCGCCCTATGGATATAAATAGCGGCTATATTTGCCGGTGTGGTGGAATGGCATACACTGCGGTCTTAAAATCCGTTGGAGAAATCCATGCGCGTTCGAATCGCGTCACCGGCACCAAATAAGGTCCCTAGGAGGGAAAAATAATGGAAGAAAGAAGTGTCAAGTTGTATGGAAGTAAAGTCTATGGAGTCGAAGTATCAAAATATGGATTGGAGCATGGATATTTAGATTACTTAGCATTATCCAAAATTATTGGCGATTGTATTCTTAACAACACTATCCGATCAGAAACTTTGGAAGATTGGGAGATGATTCATGGAGAATTTAAGGAAATGGTTTTTCAAGACTATATTATTTCTAAGCATGGATACGAGTTATTACAGGAGATTACGGATGAACTCGTATTCTACAATGAAAAATTAAACATTTATATTTGGGCAGTGACTCATTTCGGAACAAGTTGGGATTATGTTTTAACCGATATCAAATTAGTTTGAAAGGAGTATATTGATGGATGAAATGCAATACGCCAAAGTTATCTACCAAACAATTAGAAGCAATAGATAGCGAATGCAAAAGACAGTTCAATCTTCTTCTCTCGAAATACAATCGAGAAGCTGCTATTCAAGTTCTCTATATATTGAGATTTGAATTCGGTTTCGGTCAAAGTAGACTAAAAAAATTTGCTGAAAAATTTTCAGAAATGCAAAAAGAAATACCCGACCGATATTGTGTAAATAATTCCGAAGTCCAAAGTATTTGTGAGGTAAAGTTACGGGATTCCGGAATTGATATAAACGATTTATTAAAATAATTCGAAAAGGAGAAAACAAAAAAAATGAAAAAATGTAACTCATATGGCGAACAACAGCGTTATGATTTGTTTGCCGGCACTGTGGAAGCAGTAGGCATTTGTCATGGAACCAAGGATCGCGAAATGTGTACATGCGGAGGAGATCGAACTAAATGCGATTTCTATGAGGAAATTCGAAATGAGAAACGTAGCGGTTACGATGTTTATTATGCTCATCATCAGTGGAAGTATGGAACTAAAGTTGAAGAATATGAGCTAAATCTAATCAAAAGATACTTCCCCAATGCTACAATATTTAATCCTTCTACGGATATTAAGACTATTGGATCTGAACAAGAAATAATGAAAGAATGCCTCGAAACAGTTGATAATTCTGACATTATTGTGTTCAGCAGTATGGATGGCGTCATTGGTAAAGGAGTTTATACGGAAGTAATGGAGGCTAAGAAAAAAGGAAAACTCATATTGTATATTAATCAGGACGAATTGGATACGATTGTCCCTTCTATTGCGATCTACGAAAATAATAGCGATAATGCATCAGATCGAATTTATGCTATTGTAAATTGCTGAAAGGAGAATTAGCATGGACGACAGTTATAAAGAAGTATATTTTGACCAATACTGTAAAACTTGTAAATATGAGAAGTTATCAGAAGACAAAGATCCTTGCGACGATTGTTTAAACGAACCAGTAAATGTATATTCTCATAAACCAGTTAAATGGAAGTCTAAGGATAGTGATTAAATGGCGAGTATATCCTTATACGATTATCAATTAGACGCAGTTAAAAAAATGAAAAACGGTTGTATTCTTTGTGGCGGAGTGGGGTCTGGGAAATCTCGGACCTCACTTGCTTATTATTATAAAGAACAAGGAGGAATTCTAGGAACAAAAGACTATGTTCCTATGAAAAACCCAAAAGACCTTTATATCATTACAACTGCTCGAAAACGAGATACTCTCGAATGGGAAGGAGAATTTGGACCGTTTCTGATAACAACTAATCCCGAAGTTAGCATGTATAAGCATAACGTAGTAATCGATAGTTGGAATAATATCAAAAAGTATAAAGATGTATACGGAGCATTCTTTATATTTGATGAGCAGCGTGTCGTCGGGTCTGGCACATGGGTTAAAGCATTTCTAAACATAGCCAGAAAAAACGATTGGATATTACTATCTGCAACTCCAGGAGATACGTGGCAGGATTATATTCCAGTATTCGTAGCCAATGGATTCTACAAAAATAAAACCGAATTTTCTAGAGAGCATATTGTTTATAGTCGTTTTACCAAATATCCAAAAGTAGATAGATATATAAACACTGGACGATTGATTCGTTTAAGAAATGATATTTTGGTAGACATGGATTTTACTCGAAAAACAATCGCTCATCACGAAGATGTATATACGCAATATGATATTTCTAAATACAAAGATGCCGGGAGACTTCGATGGGATCCGTTTAAAAACGAACCTATCGTAAATGCTGCCGGTCTTTGTTATGTTTGGAGAAAAATTGTGAATACGGACGAATCCAGACAACTTGCTCTTCTAGAATTATTCGAAAAGCATCCTAAAATGATAGTCTTTTATAACTTCGACTATGAACTTGATATTTTGAAAGGATTATATTATGGAGAAAAAGTCGAAATCGCAGAGTGGAACGGGCATAATCACCAACCAATCCCTTCTGGAAAGTCTTGGGTATACCTTGTGCAGTATACGGCAGGATGCGAGGGGTGGAATTGCATCAAGACTGATACCATCGTTTTCTACTCGCAAAATTACTCGTATAAAGTCATGACTCAAGCAGCCGGCAGAATCGATAGGCTCAATACTCCTTATACCGACTTATATTACTATCACCTAAAAAGTCGGAGCGGGATAGATTTAGCGATCAGTAAAGCTTTAAATCAGAAGAAAAAATTTAATGAAACCAAGTTTGTGAACTGGTAAAAAATTAAAGGACTGATATTCAAATGAAAAATGAAAAGTGGTACCAAAGAAGATTGGCTAAATATTTCACAGAACATTATGAGCAATATGAAGACACAGCAGAATATTGGCCCGATCCTGCTATTAATCAATGGCTATTCGATATTAAAGAATTAGGAATGAGAATTGAACTGACTTGTTATGACGACGGCAGAGTAGCTAAAGCTGAATATCCTTTGGAGTTGATTAATCGTTATGAATGCAAATGATATTTTACTAGACCGATTTTATAAAATCATGTGGTGTGAATTCTCTAATACCGACGCTATATATGAAGATTATATAATTCACATGATTGGTACTATGGGATTAAATATTCTGCTGTCTGCGGGAAGATTAGAATCTTGTGGAGTAATAAATGGAAGAAAACTATATACGCTGGACAAAAGTTATATTTGAAAGGAGACAATATGACAACGTTCGATAAAATGCGAAAAGAAATTGATGATCTTCAAGATTCTTTTGATAAGCTTTTAGAAGACGTTAAATCTTTGGACCGAAAAATTGATGAATTGAAGAACTATATTAATGAAAAATATAAAATTGAATAATGGTTATCGATAGAGCTCGTTTACGGACGGGCTCTTTATTTTTGAAAGGAGCAATAAAAATGTTGTCGTGGCAAAAGTTGGCCTTGGAGTATCACGAATTAGGCATGAAAGATCCTGATGTTGCTCGAAGAATCGAGAAGGAACTTGGTATGTCTAATTTGTATGACAGGGTTAGGAAGTACATCAAACGTCATGCTGGCAAAAAACCGGAGGAAATCGAAAAAAGAATTCCAATGCAAAATCAGGAACCGCAAACACATACTCCTTTTTGGGACGGAAGTAAGCATATTCGGTTCGGCCTTATTGGAGATACTCAAATCGGTAGCAAATATACACAATTAACTCATTTACATAATTTTTATGATCTGGTTGCTTCTTTAGGGATTTCTGACGTGTATCATACCGGTGATATTACGGACGGACTTAAAATGAGAGTTGGTCATGAGTACGAGTTATATGAAGTATCTGCTGACGAAATGAGAGACGATGTGGTTAAGAATTATCCTAGTCATGCAGGTGTAACGACGCATTTCATTACCGGAAATCATGATGCAAGCATTTACAAGCAAGTCGGCTATGATATTGGTCAAGCTATTTCTAATCAAAGACCGGATCTAAACTATCTCGGACGTGATTGCGCCGTTGTAAAGCTTACTCCTAATTGCACATTGGAGCTTAGACATCCGTGGGACGGAACCGCATATGCATTAAGTTACAAACCGCAGAAAATGATTGAGGCTATGGAGTCGGATTCTAAACCTAATATTCTTGCAATCGGACATTATCACAAAGCAGAATACCTTTTCTATCGTAATGTTCATTGTTTCCAAACGGGATGCTTCCAATCGCAAACACCATTCACCAGAGGAAAGGGTATTTCGGTTCATCTCGGAGGTTGGATCATTGATATTTGTGTTGATGCAGACGGATCTATTCGTAGTATAAATCCGATGTTTGTTCCTTATTACAATTCGATTAAGGACGATTATTTGGCTTTTAGATAAGGAGAAATAGTAATGAATAAAGACGACTTAAAGCAACTAATAAACGGTATCGGAGCCATTTGCGAGATGGCAGGAATCATTCGAGATAATCTTATGAAAAACGGTTTTACTAGAGAAGAAGCTTGCGCAATGACGTCGGATGTTATCCGCGAAACATTTAAATCTAATAAGTAAAGGAGACATTAGCAATGAACGAACGTGAATTGGAAATTATGAAAGACGGAGATTTCAAAATTTCAAACGAGTTTATTCAAAAATTAATTGACGATGCCGTAAACAAAAAAGACAGAAGCGTAAGTATCTTTATCGGAGCCCAAGGTACATCCATTTCCGTATACCCGTTAACTGAAGAAGATTTTTGATATTTGAAAGGAGAAACTATTATGGCTAATTATCGTGATTATAAATCTGAAGCGATTATTGTTGCCAAACAGCTCGGATACGGTAGAAAAGTTATTGACCAAATCAAGGAAGCAAAAAGTGATATTCAAGTCGGAAACATCCTTACTACGGCTAGAAGAGAAAAATTTGACGGCTTTAGCGCAACAAAAGATTCTGTAATGACTCCGATCAACTTCGCTAAAAAAATGAGAAGTATTATTAATGATAATACCGATCGAGACGGACATTATGATTGCGAGCGCGGGCATTTGGCTATGGATAATCTTTTATGTGACTTATTGAGAGATTTAGGATACGGGGATGGAATCGATATATTCGAAGATTCTGGTAGGTGGTACGCATGAAAAAAAGTATATGCTCGGGTTATTTAATTGGTCTTTCTTCTTACATATATTCTAGTTGCGAGAACAAAATAATAGGATCAATTTTGTTCGGACTAGGATTGCTCACTATATGCACATTTAAATTAAATCTTTTTACAGGTCAAATAGGAGAGATAAGAATTAAAGATTCTCATAGGTTTTGCAAATTGATTTTAGTATTTATTTTTAACGCTATTGGAATGGCTATTGCGGTAGGACTATTTAAATTATTACCGCATATTGCTGTTGCCGGTATTGTTTGCGGATCACTTATGCAGATCGGAGTATCGTTATATTTTTATCATCCATGGGCAACAGTTATGTGTGTAGCAGCATTCCTATTATCCGGTTCTAATCATTGCATAGCCATGCTTTATAATTTCGATCCGATGTCGATTGATTATTTATGGTCTTTATTCATAGCTATTATTGGAAATGCAGTCGGAGCAAAAATAGTAGCTATAGGTGGAGTAAAAAGACGCGAGTATACTTCCGAAGGACTTTGATAGTTGAATTATTGAAAGGAGAGTAAAGATGATCAAACTCGAAAAATATGAAGTAATGGGTTGGGAGCATGCGATTCGTGGGATGCGTAATCCGATGAATTCTTGGGAGAAGAGTGATAGTGGAGATGGATATGGCAAACTTGGAACGGACTTTAATACCAATGGTTACAAAATAGGTCCAAACGACCGATCTCTCATGAAAAATCTTCGCAACGCTGGTACAGATCATCGTAAGTTCATGCGTATGATCACGGTGTATGTTGATATTACTGCTCCTCTTTATTGGTGGAAGGAATTCGATACATACAAGGTCGGTACTGTTGCAAACTCTTGCTCAACTATGCATAAGATTCATGAGAAGGAGTTTACGTTGGAGGATTTTAGTCATGAACACTTGTACGATCCTCTGGGTGATCTTAGACCAACGATTGATTGTTTGAATATGTATCGTGAAAGGTATTCGGAAACCAAAGATAAGAATGATTGGTGGCAACTTATTCAGCTCCTGCCGAGCTCTTATAACCAGAAACGTACAGTCATGCTGAATTACGAGGTTCTGGCGAATATCTATAAGTCTCGTAAGAACCATAAGCTTGATGAGTGGGTTTATTTTTGTAAGTGGATTGAGACTCTTCCTTACTCGGAATTAATTACTGGACAGTCGCTTGGTGATCTTCCTATTTGTAACGATATCATTAAGGAAGCAAAGAAAAGGGTGACGAACGAGGGAGAGAATAAATGATATTTTCATGCAATCGGTTCGCTATTATTCCGCATATGTGTCATGAATGTAAAAGGTATATTTGGTTCGAGGCTTATAGAAGAGCAGATGTGTGGAAACATGACAGGTATATTATTGAAAATATCTGTAAGCAATGCCTACCTAAGTTCTTGCCTAAGAAAAAGATTTAGGAGATCTGAAACATGGTCTCCTATTCTTTTTATTTTGAATTTGAAAGGAGAAATAAGATATGTGCGCAAACCGTGCTTTAGCAGCCGACATTGTTGATGTGTTTGATAGTTTTCTGGCGTCAAAAAATATCGAAATTCATTGCGCTGATCCTGAGGAAGAAGCGGAAAGACACGATGATGACAATTGCGCTTGCCTATATGGGATGGAATATTGGAGTCTTGTAGACCGAATAGAATTTATGCTTAATGCGTACAAAGAGGAGAAATAACTATGAAAAAATTTGTATGTATCTTTTTAGTGTTATGCGCATTTTTGATGTTTTCCGGATGTGAATTATCTGAGGCATCTAAAGTAAATGCTAATTTGAGTAAACAAGCTGATTATTTCGAATGCGAGCGAAGGATCACTGTTTACAACGCTCGTACGGACACTATCATTTTAGAAGCTGAAGGATATTTAAGTATATCTAATAATGTGTCCGATGAATTGGTAGTTACTGTTAAGACTGGTCCGAACGAGTATAAGAAAAACTACATATATTTGAACGATTATACGTTGTATGTCGTGGAGGACATAACTGGCACACATACTAATCCTTATCACTATAAGATGTATTTCCATACAGAATTTCCTATTGACGTAGAAACAAAACCTTAAGTCTATCGCGTAGAAAACAGCTTCTTTAATGAAAGGAGTTGATATTTTATGCAAGTTTACGATTATAATAAATATACTTGGAACCACGGTATTGGCCCGAATGGAAACATGGGAGGAATATGTCCGCAAATCATGGCTGAATTGTGTGATAAATATGATATTCCGTGGTATACATATGGTAACCCAAACACAAGTGGTATAAAAGTATATTTCGAAGATGACGAACTATGGCATAAGTTATTAAACATGTCTAAATGTTAATTAAGTTTAGGAGATCTGAAACATGGTCTCCTATTCTTTTTGTTTTGAAAGGAGAAATATTTATGACTAACAAAGAATTACATGAACTTACGGACGAAGAGCTTAAAGAAATATCTTTGCAGAAAGATAAACGCGGACGCGCTACATCAGACGCCGATAAAGCTCAGAGAATTCGTCAGGAGAAATCTGGATATTGGACGGGAATATCGAGAAGGGCTCCTTCTTATGAAGCAATGCTGGCTCAAGAAAAAGGAACGAGTGGTTTTACAAAAAGATTTAAATAATATATTTTCGCGTTAAAAACATGTTATTTAATGAAAGGAGAGTTACATATGAAAAAAGTTTATCTTTATGGAATTCTTGGAGCGGACGAGCAATATAGGGTTGCTAGATATTTCTGTTTATCTGAAGAGAATATATCCGTTACCAATATCGTAAACTCAGCTACTATAATGAAGATGAAATATCCGACTATAGAGCATGTTTATGCTGTTGATAATCGATATAATCTCTACGCAGATTTTATGGAAGCTTTTAAGCATCCCAGTGTTGAGAACAACATGATATTCAAGGATATCTGTGAACGGGAAGGATTAAAAATCATTTGACTAGAGCTAGGACATCTAACAAGGTGTCTTAGCTTTTATTTTTTAACGGAGGTTTTATTATGAATAAGTTTATGAATAAATATATCTCGAATCGAGCAGTAGCGTACTTAATTACATTTATACATACCATCATTCTTTTATGTACTTATAACTGCTTAGCTTTGGAAAACGAGGTAGTAGAATCATATGCTGTTTCAGAATCAGAAGCCAATACCGATGTTGTGGTAGAAGAGATTGAAATCGTTGAACCAATTATGGAGGAAGTAGTCGAAGTAGAAGAGCCGGAGGTAGTATATTTTAACGTTCCTCTTGAAGAAGATTTGCAAGATCATATATTCAAACTTTGCAAAGAAAGAGGAATTGAACCTTCCATAATCGTTGCGATGATTTATAGAGAGTCGAGTTTTAGAAAATCAATAATAGGAGATAACGGAAGAGCATATGGTTTACTGCAAGTTCAGCCTAGATGGCATCAAAAACGTATGGAAGAACTCGGGTGCAATGATTTGCTAGATCCGTATCAGAATGTGACAGTTGGTATCGATATTTTTGCAGATCTTGTTGACGAAGATAAATCAATAGAGTGGGCGTTGATGGCGTATAACGGAGGTTGCGCATATGCCAATCGTAAGCTTGCTCAAGGATCAGTAAGTAATTATGCGAAATCTATATTAAAACTTAGTCAATCTATTTCGGAAGGAGAAAAAATATGAATATCCTGAATTGCGAAGATTGTATGGATGGATATCCTGGATGTAGTAGTAATTGCAGAAAGTATAAAAGAGCTAAGAAAGAAAATCAAAAAAGAAAAAAGTATATGCGAGAAGATAATAATTTTGGCGATTATATGAAAGGCCACGACCGTAAGAAAGAACGAAAATCATCAAAGAATAAGTGGTGATTGTCATGCCTAACTATTCTGTTAATGAAATGAGACGTATGATATCTAAAGCATATGATAGTCCAAAATGGAGAGAAAAAGTTAGGTGTATGTATGATAATCAGGTAATTGCTATATTTTATTCTTTCTTAGAAAAGGGAAAATTCGATAAGAAAGATGCCAAAAAGAAACAAAATTACATACAAAATAGCATGGAAGAAACTGGAAAAAATGGAAATTGCCAATTAACTTTTGATGACATTTTTGGTCCGTTGGTGTGAAAAGATGGGAGCGTTGGGATTACTGACGCTCTTATTTTGCTTCGCTTTGGTGAAGTTTTTGTGATTTTTGTGGCCACTTTTGTTTTTTATAAAAATGGGCTTTTCAATTTTTTAATTGTATTTTTAAAGTTTTTATGCAAAATTTGGTCATTTTCTGGCCATTTGCCCGGGTTTTGCCCACTTTTAAAATAGCAATTTGGCCACAAATTGAAACAAAAAATCCAGTATTTTCAGGGGTTTCCGGACTTGCTGGCCAAAAACCCACTTTTTTTCTACTTTATTACATGAAAAAAAATTAAATTTTATAATAACTAAATGGGGTACTTCACCTTGGCGAAGTTTTTATGTTTTTGCAAATTTAAAAAGGAGATAAAACAGAATGAGCGAATTAGATTGGATTGACATTTTTGCTGGTAATCTTAGAGACATGCTTATCGATGCAAATATGTCACAACGAGAATTGGCAGATGCTTCTGGTTTGGCAGAGTCGACAATAAGTAGTTATATAAACAAACAAAAAATACCGAGTTTGAAAGCAATTATAAATATTTCATATGCATTAGATTGTGACGTAACAGAGTTAATAGATTTTGGCGACACCATAGAATAAAAGAAGGTGAGACTATGAGCAAAAAAATAACTTGGAAAAAAGTTGTTAATGATTTTAAAGAACGTCATCCTAAAAAAGCAAAGCAAGTTGTTTATTGGAGACCTCAAGATCTGGCTACAATATTAATATATTTAAAAGACGGAACTAAACTATATTACAATTATGATACTCATGAATCGGAAATATTAACTAGTAGATGGAAACAAAAATAATTTTAAAAGCCTGTGCTAAATACGCATGGGCTTTTATTTTTCGATTTTAAAAATTCGCGAAATTTACATGCCCTATTATAGAGAGAAAGAGTAAAATCCGCCAGCTTTGAGTTGGCTATTCTTTTTTAATAATTTTTAACAAAAGGAGGTTCGTAAAATGTTAGAAAACAAATTTCAAGCAAAACTTATCAACGAGTTAAAAACCATGTTTCCAAATTGCATCGTAATGAAAAATGATTCCAGTTACATACAAGGAATCCCAGACTTATTAATTCTTAATAATGACAAGTGGGCTGCGCTTGAAGTCAAGCGGACCTCGAAAGCAAGTAAACAACCTAATCAAGAATATTATGTTGGACGTATGAATGAAATGTCTTTTTCAAGATTTGTTTGCCCTGAAAATAAAGATGAAGTATTAAGTGAACTTAAAAATTTTTTGTAATTAGTAAAATGTAAAGGAGAGGTCACCTATGCAATTCAATCAGCATAAGAATCTTGAAGGACTTCATGCACCGTTCAGTCCAAGCCAAGCAAGTTGGTTAAGATATGACGATCAAAAAGCATTAGAAGTTTATGAAAACAAGAAAGCTGCCGAATGGGGAACGAGATTACATAAATGGGCTAAGGACACTATTGACTTAGGCATTAAACAACCTAGATCTAAGAAAACCATTTATGCATATGTTAATGATGCTATCGGATTTAAAATGGATACAGAAGTTGTTCTATATTATTCTGATAGATTTTTTGGTACGGCAGATTCTATATCTTTCAAAAATGGATTTCTTAGAATTCACGATTTAAAAACCGGAAAAACTCCTGTACACATGGAGCAGCTAGAAGTATACGCTGCTCTTTTTTGTTTGGAATATAAAGTAAAACCTAGCGAGATTGAAATGGAACTTCGTATTTATCAAAATGATGGAGTCATATATCACAATCCTACAGCGGAAGATATTGTTCCGATAATGAATAAAATTGTTCACCTTAACAAATTGTTGGAGAAAGTCGAGTATGAGGAGGTGTAAACCATGAATCCTATTGCGGAAGAAATAAAGAGCTATTATGGAGTTAAAGATGAACCGGAAGTTATATTACATTATGGAATGAAATATAGATCCGGTCGATATCCGTATGGTTCCGGTGAAGATCCCTATCAACACAATCGAGATTTTTTAGGAAGAATCGATGAACTAAAAAAACAAGGTTGGACAGAGACTGCGGAAAACATCAAAAAAGCATTTGGAGAAAATGTCACTATTAGCGATTACCGCAATGAAAAGAAATGGTGTGAGTATGAGAGACGTCTTCGTGATGTTGAAACCGCTAAAAGACTTAGAGACAAAGAAGGATTAGGGCCTACAGAAATAGGAAGACGAATGGGTATTAATGAGTCCACTGTTCGTTCTCTTCTTAATCCTGATTCTGAAGCAAGAATGAAAATAGCCAAAGAAACTGCTGATTTTCTGAAAGACAAAGTCGATAATTCTAGACATGGAATGATTGATGTTGGAGTTGGAACTGAAAAACAACTTAGTCTTGAAAAGAATCTTAGAATCTCCAAAGAAATGCTTAACGCTGCTCTTTATGGATTGGAAGGAGACGGTTATTTAGTTTACACAGGAGGAATACCTCAGCCAACAAATCCTGGTCAACAAACTATACAGAAAGTGCTTTGTAAACCAGGAACAGAATACAAAAATATTTATAATTATGATGATATTGACACTATTACAGATTACATATCCAGAGATGGCGGAAAAACTTACGAAAAGAAATTTACATATCCAGAAAGCCTTGATTCAAGTCGTCTTAAAATAAGATATGCAGAAGATGGCGGAATTGAGAAAGATGGAACTATCGAAATTAGAAGAGGAGTTCCGGATTTATCTCTTGGCGAATCTAGATATGCTCAGGTTCGTATAATGGTTGACGGAACTCATTATTTAAAAGGAATGGCTGTATATTCTGATGACATGCCTGAAGGCGTTGACGTCGTATTTAACACCAATAAGAAGAAAGATGTACCGATGAAGGATGTTCTTAAAAAGATTAAGGATGATCCTGATAATCCTTTTGGCTCTCTTATTAAAGATGCCGATCAAGGAGGACAATATTGGTACGATTCTAAAACAGGAGAACGTATTTCCGCAAACGATAACAATCCCAATAAAAAGTTAGGTCTTATTAATAAGAGATCTGATGAAGGAGATTGGTCTGATTGGAAAGATGCTCTTCCTTCTCAGTTTCTTTCTAAGCAGTCTATTCCATTAGCTAAAAGACAACTTGATTTAGCTAAAGACTCGAAGAAGCTGGAATATGACGATATATTAGCCATAAACAATCCGACAATTAAGAAGCATCTTCTTAGCAAATTTGCAGATGAATGCGATGCTGCCGCTGTTGATTTAAAAGCTGCTGCTCTACCCGGTCAAAAGTATCATGTAATTATGGCATTTCCTTCTATTCCGGAAAAAGAAATCTACGCTCCTAACTATGATAACGGAACTAAACTTGCTTTGATTCGATATCCTCATGGAGGAACATTCGAAATACCTATTGTCACTGTTAATAATAAACATGCTATTGCTAAGAAATTATTAGGAACAGATGCTGGTGATGCGGTTGGTATTAACAGTAAAGTTGCAGAGCGTTTATCTGGAGCAGATTTCGATGGCGATACTGTTATGTGTATTCCTACTAATAATGGTAGAGTGAAAATCGCATCCACTAATCCTCTTAAAGGTCTTGAAGGATTTGATCCTAAGCTTGAATATGGTCCTGATGAGAAAAAAACCGATGCTAAAGGAGTAACTCATTATTTTCGTAATGGCATTGAGTATCCTACAATGAAGAAAACGGATACCGAAATGGGTAAGATTTCTAATCTTATTACAGACATGACTCTTGATGGCGGTGCTAGTCCTGATGAAATGGCTAGAGCTGTACGTCATAGCATGGTTGTAATTGATGCAGAAAAGCATCATCTAGATTATAAGAGAAGCGAAATAGAAAACGATATAGCATCTCTTAGAAGAACTTATCAAGAACATGTTGATTCTAAAGGTCGAACCAGATATGGCGGAGCTTCTACTTTAATTTCTAGAAGTAAAGGAGAGTATGATGTAGACAAACGAGAAGGAAGTTCATATGTAAACATTAAAGGCAAAAAAGGTTACGATCCGGATCGTCCTGAAGGAGCTCTTATATGGAAAACAGCAAGACCTGAAAAGCTTTATAGACCTGATTCAACAAAAGATAAAGCAACGGGGTTAAAGATTATTAAGACAGCGGATGGCAAAACTATAAAGTATGACCCTAATAACGAAGCCGATAGGAATAAGTACACTCCAGTAAAAAAAGTAGACCCAGACACTGGCGATGTATCATATATTAGTAGGGATGGAACCATAAAGTATGCCGTTAAGAAGATGACCCAGAAGTCTACTCGAATGGCGGAAACCGATGACGCATATACTCTTGTATCTAAGGCCAAGCATCCCATGGAGATAGTATATGCCGACTATGCTAATAGTATGAAGGCCCTAGCCAACCAGGCACGAAAAGAAATGGTGAGTACCGGTAAGATAGAGTATAACAAGAATGCTAAATCTATATACCAAAAAGAGGTGGATAAGTTATTATCTGATCTTAATAATGCAGAACTTAATGCTTTACGAGAAAGAGCTGCTCTTAGAAAAGCTAATTCTTCTATATCTGCTAAAAAAGAAAAAGTTAAAGCAGAAACCGGCAAAGATATGAAAACTAGCGATATTAAGAAGGCCGGACAGCAAGCTTTAACCAAATATAGAGAAGAAGTTGGTTCTATATCTAGAAAGAAACGTAATATTGACATAAGTGATCGTCAATGGGAAGCAATTCAAGCTGGCGCTGTTACTGAAAATCAATTAAAACGTATACTTAATAATACAGATATAGATAAACTTAGAGAAAGAGCAACACCTAAAACAGTTAAAACATTAACTACTTCTCAAATAAGTAGAGCAAAAGCTATGCAAGACAAAGGTTACACAATTGCAGAAATTGCTACAAAATTAGGAAAATCTGCATCTACAATTTCAAGTTATTTAAAAGGAGTGAATTGATTTGTCAAAAGAATGTAGATTGACAACAATTGACAATCCTTTTGATCCTTTCGAACAATTCACTTCTTGGTATATGTTCGATATGGAAAAAGGTTATGATTGTTGTGGTCGCGTCGATCGACTTGCTCATTATACTGATGACATGACTGAAAAAGAAATGGAAATCGAAAAAGAAAGAGCTATTGATAGGCTTATCGAATTAGATTTCTTAGATCTTTTCAAAAAAGTAGAAAAGCAAGTAGTCGATACTGAATAATTACGCACTATACTATAATAAAAAGATAGGGAGGGGGTCGCTAAAATTGCACCCCCTACCAACATCG